TCTTTACCATAATCAGCTTCCATCTCCTTTTCAGTTGATGCCGCTGCTACTGAGTCCACAACAATTGTCACATACTTATCTTTCGATGCAACTCTCACCTTTTCGATGATTGTTTCCGTATATTCAAAACATTGCTCAACAGTCTCAGCCGTTACATAAAGTAATTTGGTTGTATCTACTCCAATGGCTTCTAAGAATTCTCTACTTACAGCATTTTCAGTATCAATCAATACAGCAATACCACCTAACTTTTGTGTTTCGGCAAGTAAGTGAGCTGATACCAATGATTTACCACTTTGTTCCAATCCGGTGATTTCGGTAATTCTACCAACAGGCAAACCTCCATAAGGTCTATTAGAAATTGCCACATCCAACATTGATGCTCCAGTTGATACCCAACCTTCTACATTAGTAGGGGAGTCATTGTTGTCCAAAAAGAATGCTACTTTCTGGTCTTTTGATTGTTTATTAAGGGACTCGGCGAGTATTTCCGCCAAGTCCACTTCCTTAGTTGCTTTCGCCATAAGTTTTGGTTATTAAGAATTGAATAGGTCATCAAATGCTGCAGCTACATCATCCAACTTTTTAGTTGGTGCTTCTACTTCCTTTGATGGTGATGTAGGTCCACCCATATCATGCGATTGAGTTTTTCCTGTTGATGCTACATTAGAAAGTTGCTCTGTTGATACGGCTTCTACCACATCATCATCTCCACCTGCTGATGGATTTAACCAACCTTCTAATACCGCTTTCAATTCTGCATAACTAAGTTCTTGGTAAAGTTCAGTAATGTTCTTTTGCTCATTTAGAAACTTATCAGTTGCTTCTTTAGTATCAGCCAAAGGTGTTTCTTTTGGTTTAACTCTAATAGTTGTTACTGGATAAGATGTTCCACTATCTTCCGCTGATACAATTTCAACAACGATATCTCTTCCTTGATGTGCATCAGTAATATCTCCGTAATCAGGATCTGCAATGTATCCTAAAATTTCTTGATATACCGTCTTTCCAAATCCCCAAAAACGAACTCCATCACCTTCTTCACCTCTTACCAATACTGGTACAAAAGTTCTAAGTTTTGGTTCCATTTTTCTGGCACTTTTCCAGTCCTCCTTATCGCCCATTCTTTTCAGTTTTTCAGCGAATTCCACAATCGGATCAGGTCTACCGAAAGATTGTGGTGATAGATAAGTTTTGTTGTTAATTCCGTAATGGAATAGTAATTCGATAAAAGGATTTTCCTTATTGAATTTGTAAGGAACTAATCGAATTTGATGTTTACCAGGAGCTGGTTTCCATTGTTCTACAGTCTTAGCTGTTGTGTTTTGTAGTTTGTTCAGTCTACCTCTGATTGCGTCTAAGTTAATAGCCATAGTTTTAACATTTAAAGGTTTATAATTTAATTTGTTTTAGGTTTTAATATGTGATTACACATCGTATATAAATATTAAAAACCTGGATTTTTGTGATTACTAATGATACAAAGATACTAAAAATAATTCACAATTCCAAAGGTTTTTAAGTAAAGAATTCATCTTTTTTTAATTCGGTTAGTGAAGCTGTTGGATGAGTGCCATCAAACCGATAATGATAAGTTAAAGCGTCTGCACATACTATATTTCTATCAATAATATCCAAAATTTCTTGTGTTGGATTTGGACCTGCTAATCTTTCTTTACACAACTTTACATTATCTTCCATTAACTCTACCCCATAGGTTGTAGAAAGTGCTTGTTCTAAGGTACAATGGCTTCTTTCCATTTTACGAATTACAACTTCCGTTAAAAATTGCCCATCTCCCGCTGCATTATCTAATAGTTTATTATCAGCATTTGTAAAAATGTCTTTTTTTGAGTATTCAACTTTATCTAGTACCTCTTCTACAAATTCTTGACAAGTAAAGTATTCTTGTGTAGAGTCTTGTCGAGATTTATTTCTAGCAATACCACTCATATACCCATAAGAACGAACAAAATTTTTATAAACGGCTATCTCCATAAGATTATTTTATTTATATGTGAAATTTCATCCTCAGTTAAGTTAAAAAACTCATATATTTCGCTATCAGTTAATTGAATATTTAATGGTAATGTGGGTAATTTTTTTAAAAGATTTACAGAATTCCAATTTGAATATCTAAAACATTCGTTGATATAATCAAATAGTTTATTATTTAAGTTATTTAATACTATATCTCGTTCTTCGCCATCTTTAAGATTATAATAACAAAAACTTTGAGATGTACCGTTTTCAGTATAATACATTGATCTATAATAAGTAGTTGTTGGTATTATAATTTTAGGGATACCTTGATGCGGATGTTGTTTTTTATAAAAAATAGTTTTATTTGGAGTTTTTTCAACCGCATGTATAAACTCATCTTGAGGATTATGTTTCCATAAATGTTTATTGTTTCCATGACAAACCGTTGTATTCAGTATACCAATAGGTTTTGTATTTACAATTGTTTTATTTAAAATAGATATTGCGAGTGGGCTTAAGTCTCTTGGAAATACATCAAAAATAACATTATTTAAGTTTTCGGTAAATGACTCAATACTGCCATCAATATTTCTTACCACTAAATTTGTTTCGTTTTTATATTCATCTTTAGTGTAAACAAAATAAGAAAATTTTTGACCAACTCCTTTAAAATATTTACCACATTCATCTAAATTTATGTGAGTTATATTTTTAGAAATTTTTAAATTTTCATCTAAAAAATTATCTTTTATCAAAGGCGGACTACCCATCCAAGATGATGGAATTATTTCAGCGAAAACTCCATTCTCTTTAATTAATTTATCAAATGTAAACCACTTTCTCCATAATGTATTTTTCTGTTCAGCATGGGATGAATCAGCATAAGGGGGGTTGGTAATAATACCATCAAATTTTATCATATATATAATTATGAATTAGCCGATAATTTTGGGTAATTATTTGATTTATTTTTATAAAATTCCAATAGTGTTTTTTCATGCATCTTATATGTTCCATCAACACATACATTTTCAGTAATTTCTATACCATATAAATTTAAAGTTCTAGTTTCGTAATTCATTTTTTTATAATACCATTCAACTGAGTGACCAGTTTTTAATGCGGCTTTAAGTGCGGTTGCAACATAATAATTTGTCACAGAACCGTTCGCAGCGCCATTTCTAATTTTATCAGTTCCATTATTGTAAGAACCCCATCTTTTTGCTAAACCCGTTTCAGTTCCACCGATTTTAACAATTTTACCATCGATAACAATTAAATAAACACCATGACAATGTTCATTGTATTCTTTTGTTGAAATATAATCTTTATACATCATTTTCAATCCAATGTTATTTGAATCGGTTAAAACCATATCAGCTACTTTTTTAAAACCAAGCTTACCAAATTGAACTACACTTAACTCTTTAGATAAATCAATTGTTCTTAATTCAATTTGTTTACCATTATTAACATTGTATTCGATTTTAAAATTTTTCATATTTTTGTTTTAACGTTTTAGGGGTTTAACTCTCACTACCTTACAAACATACGAAAAAGACTTGAATAATACAAGCCTTTTCTGTTTTATTTTTTCCATCTTTCTAATTCTACACTAGATGGAGCTGAATAAAACTCTCTACCTTTTCGATTGTGGTTATCTCTACCCTTTCCACACCGTAGTAAATACTTACCACTATCACTTTCAGTTGATTTTTCGTCCACAAAGTAAAAGTTTGTAGGAGTATCAAATCCATCACTTTTTAACTGCTTAGCAGTTTCTAATGTCACAACTCCAATATCTGTTAAAAATTCCATTTGGTATCCGTTTTATAGTTGATCATCTCTTTCGTATGCTTTGGGAGATGGTAATCCACTATACTCGCAAAACAACTCTTCTCTTTCCTTTTCCAACTTTTCCTTTATATCTTCGGAAAAATACATTCCATCACTTTCCATATCTGCGATAGTTCTATCGATTGTCTTAAACAATTTTGCCTTTTGAGATTTAGATTTCGTTTCATCATCAAATAATCTTTCCAACAAATTGTAAATACCATCTCTACCATATCGTTTCACATTAGGGTTATAGGTATACTCTTCCTTTTCCATTTTTGAGAATTCTTTATACATCAGTACGAAAAAAACCACAAATAATATGGATACAATAGTTGTTAGAATTATAATCTCTAAATTTTCCATTTTATCTTCGTTTTATATTTACAAAATTAAGCAAACCCAAAATTGTTGGAGGCCACAATCCAATAAAGATTGCCTTAAATGGGTCACCTTGAACCAAATAGATGTATTCACTTACAAAAATACACACTACACATACTACTAGGATAAGAATTTCACTTATACTGAACTTTTTTAACATTTTCATTTTTTATTAGTTTAGATACGAATACTGATTTGCTGCTACTATTACTTTTAAGTGATTATAACACTCATTATCTGCTTTTGAGATTGCTCCGAACAAATCGTTATCTACTACCGATTGAACGAAACTCCCACCTTGCAATCCTTTACCATCTCTTGTCATCATTACTGATGCAATAATTCGGATAATGTGAGGATTGGTTACATCATATTCTAATGCAAATTCCTCTGCTGCTTTTTGATATTGATTTACTATGTCCATAAGTTTTTAGGGGTTTTATATATTTTAGAAGTTGTAATCATAATACTTTCGCGGTGTTTCACCTATTCTCCACATTCTACCTCTTAGGGATGAATTGGATATTGGAGCTTCGAATGGCTCACCTACCTCAACAAAATCATACTCTTGTTCGGATTGGTTGTAACAATGTCCAGCAAATCCACCAGGAATGTATTCCATCTTAGCTTTATTGGGACCGGCCATTATAGGCTGAATGAGAACTTTTGTTTTACCTTTGATACCGATGATTTTACCAACAGGATTCACATCAGTATAAAGGACTTGGTTGATATATTTACCAATCAATTCGGAGGTTACTTCTAACTTATTCATATCTAAGGGGGTTAGTTATTAGAAAACATTTCAAATATATATTCAATTTCATCTGAATTTAAAGAGTTGGAAATCTCTTCTAATTCGTCTGCCATTTCAAGACTAGCCTCGCCAGTCAAATCAATTTGGAAATTAATCATTTCCTGCAACTCAAAAAATCTGGATACTCTTTCAGTAGAACTCATAACATTTAACGGATTTAGGGGTTGAACTCTCATTACTTTACAAACATACAAAAAAGATTTCGTATATCCAAGTCTTTTTTTAATTATTTTGCGCTAGTTCCAATAAATTGAATTGTGTTTGCAATTCGTTGAAGAATGTAGGTAGGTAATCCCATTTGCTTACCCGTTTCCAACATTTCGGTGTAAAGGTATCCATCCCACACACCACATAACATATTATATAGGGGGGTGTACCAACTTTCGTTTTGATTGAGGTGGAAATCTTCTACCATTCGGAGGGTGATGGTGTGGTAATCCATCCATTCAGCGGTGAATAATTCGTGGCGGTTAAATCTTACTGTGTTCATATTTGAGGGGTTTAGGGGTTGAACTCTTATCACAGTATAAACATACAAAAAAGACTTGGGATTTCCAAGTCTTTTCTAAATTATTTTTAATTATTTTTTTTTAATCTGTAAATTCTATCCCCTCAGATACAATAGTGGTTATAAAGTAAAATATGATAACAGGTAGTGGTGTAAATAATCCAGCCACAAATCCCAATCTCCATAAAATAACATCGGTGTTGGTGTATCTTGCTAATCCAGAACAAACTCCAAATATTTTTTTATCACTAACACTTCTATAAAACTTTTTCATACTAATATATCTTAGGCTAATAGATGGTAATACTCCTTAAAGTGTTTGATACGGTCAGCTAATCCAATAGTTCCACCATTTACTCTTTTAGTAATAGTTGTTACTACAGTATCAGTTGAACCACCATCTGCTAATTTATTCAATCCGTTGTTTGACCAGAACCAAGCTGCTGAAAGTAATGCGTACTTACCACTTACTACATCTGGATTTCCAGTTACATCTTCACCGATTGCTTTTCCAAACAAAGTATAGTTTGCTCTACCAGTCAATTGGATATATCCTCTACCTCTAAACTTATACCCATCACCACTCGCTTCATCACCATTACTCATACGATTTGCGTACACTTTGTTTGCAATCTTTTGTGGTTGTCTTGCATAAGGAGTTGCTGCTGCTTCAGTTGGGAAATACTTTTTGAAGATACCATTTAATCCTTTAGCAGAATAGTTTAGATTTTCTTGTGTTGCCTTAAATCCACCACTTTCGTGTCCACATTGTGCTAAGAAGTGTGCCAATCTTAATGGAGTGTTGATTTGGAACTTAGCAGCCGTATCAGGTATCATTTGGATTACCGCATCAGGAATATGTCCTTTTAGTTTATCCAATTTCAATCCCGCTACTGGTACTATTGGAGCAGATGGTTGTGCTTTAGGTGCTTCCTGTCCCATAATCTTTGCCCAAGTTGCCGGTCCTACAACACCATCAGCAGGAAGACCATTTTTTGCTTGGAATGCCTTTACTGCTTCTTCAGTCTTAGGTCCAAAATTAGTTACCGCTGGTTCAATACCCAGCTTTTGTTGCATTAACTTAACATTTTCGTTGTTATCACCTTTTTTAAGTAGCATATCAATTTTTCGTTTTTTGTTTATCCGTAACCGATTTAATTTTCACTAAAAGATATTACTTCATATACTCTAGTCTGTATCCTTTTTGTTCCACTAACATTTGTTAAGATAATTGAGTTTTTGAACTTATCCCAATCTAAAACAAAGGATTTATCTAATTTTCCTCCGTTTTCTTCTTTGATTAATTCATTTAACGCATTAATGGTATATAATGTATTACTTTCCTTCTTTCTGTGGATTAATATAGTACCATTTAGTGGTTTATCAGGTTGATTATTTGTATCTATGTTATAGGTCACAAATAATTCATCTAAATTGGACTTGTTTTGTAGTATGTATATATAGTTATAAACTATAGTGTATTTTTCTCTAATCGTATGTAATGTAGACTCCATTTCACCTTTTGTAGTGAAAGTACATAGTAACTGTGTATTCATATCACTCTTTATATTTGTTTTCCACTATAAATATAAAAAACGAAATGAAAGGTATTAATTACTTCTTTTTACTCTTTTTGTGATTAAATAAAATTTTTGGAGAACCGCCTGACTCAGTTTTACATACTATCTCTAAGAAAGAGCTATCATTTTCACCACCCATTCGAATTACTACCTTCACACCATCATATTCAACTTTAAATGGTATTTCTGGCTCACAATAGTGTTCCGGTTTATGTACTTTTGTTTCACCTGTTGTCTTATTTGTCACAGAAGTATAAACATCATTTCCACATCCATGAACTTCTTTCCACATTTCCATAAGTTTTTCTTGTCCTTCAGGTGTGCTTGAAAGTTCTACCATTTTTTCGGAAAATAGTGTTAAATACGCTTCTTTAAATGCTCTTTTTCGGGTATTTACTTCTTCGGGTGATATTCCAGGTTCTAAATAATTATGTTTTTCTCTAAGGGCTTTTAATTGACTATCAATTTCAGGACTTCCCAAATAATGAGAGCCAGCATCACCCATTCCAGAATTTTTCATAGTAATACTACTTGGATCTGCATATACCTTCATACTAACTTTCATATACTTAGTAGTACCATCTGGCATTTCAATTTCAATCAAAACATCGGTAGGGTCTTTTTTAGGATCTATACCTAATTTTTTTAATTTTTCAGGTCCTATACCACCTACTTGAGTTGCGGATTTTACTTTTCCTCCAGGAAAACTTCTTCCTATTTCTTCGTTTATCGCCTGAACAGCTGCTTCATTTTGTTTGTGGGCTGCTTCTTCATCACCACCATAACTTTCATACTGGTCTTTGTAGTTATCATACTCATTTTTGTTCTTTTCAGATGGGTCTAACAAATACGCAACACCAGCTTCATTATGCTTACCACTCACATCAGCAAGAGCTCTATCGGATGACTCATCTCTTAATGGAATATCTATTTCGTTATCCTCCGCCAACTTATTTATCATTGAACCAAACGCATCACCACTATCGCCAGTTATTTGTTTACTTGGAAGTGGTAAGTTATCTATGTAAAGTTTTTTACCATTCGCATTTCTTTTTAAAAATCCGTTATCTGATAAAACTCTTAAAGCTTCTACTCGTTCTTCATCAGTTTTAGCATTTAATAATTTGTTCATACTCTCATCAAACACCTTAAACGCCTGTTTAGTATCATCGTTATGATTTCCGGAGTCCATTCTCCTTCTAGCATCCTCTAATTGTTTTTGTTTACTTTTTATAGTTGCTGCTGATAATTGTTTAGTTTCTCCTTTATCAGCCGTTTTATCTCCCTCAACAGAGTCTTCACTTTTATCTGGTCCGGTGTATTCAGGATCGGTTGGTGATAATTGATCAGTAAATTTCTTTCCAGCTGGAGTACTAGGATCTAAAGCATTACCAGTTTGAGGTTCCCCCTTTTCTCCACCACCTTCACCATCTCCTTCCTTTTCTTTCTCAGCTTTCTTTTCAGGTTGACCTTCTCCACCCAAATCTTTCATTGCTTTTTTATAGTTATCACTCCCTTCACCACCTAACGCAGCTACTGCTTGTTTGTGAGCATCTTCTTCTGAAGGTCTTCTTAGTAGGTTTCCAACTTTACCTTCCGCATCTTCACCATTTACACTTTTATAACTGATTACTTTATTTAGAGCAGGATTTTTAAAATCATCCCCTTCTAAAATATTTGCAATCAATTCGTTTTTAATGGAGGATAACCCCATAACCTCTAATACTTCCACCAATTCTCCAATGTGTTGTGGATTTTTAGGATTTGGCATCCCATCATCTACTCTACATCCCCACTCAGAAAGTATTTCTTTTATTAATTCAGTTAAAGTCATATTTATTAAAATTTGTGTTCTACATCCTTACAAAGTTTTCCCAACTCACTCCACTTATACTTAGGTCTTTCATTTAGGAATACAAAACATTCCCACCTTTTACTCTTTTCAAAGTAGATATGTTTTTCTATATAAGATGGAATTGCCGCTCCAGTTGGTACTCTAAGTACTGGGTTATCATAAAATGTTTTTATTACTACAGTCAATGGTTCGATATCATCCCATTTTCTTTCTTGCTCTTCTAACAATCTCCACTCACCTCTATTAAGGTACTGGTCCTGCATTATTGAGTTTAGGTATGAAAATGTTTGTTTTAGGTTTACTTCATTATCAGAAAATGTTGCCGCAGGTGCTCCATGTCCTTTATCGTATACATTCGCTTTATAATCTAAATCATCCGAAGTGTGTATATCCTTCTCTTTGTAAAAATTCATGTGTCCCCTATTCACATTAGTAGGACGGTTTATCGAACGGTATTTAATCCAAATGGGTTGCTCCAACGATTGTGAGTAAAGTACTTCGAACACTTCGTTCTTAACCTTTACATCAGGAAGTTGAGCAAATCCACTTAAAGAAATGAATAGAAATCCTAAAAGAAACACCGTTTTTTTCATATTATAGTATAGTTTTTGTTACATACTATAAATATCGGGTTTATAGGTTTCCATAATTTTCACCCCAACTCGCTTTTATCGGAAATCCACCCCCTTCTACAATCCCTTTGAGTTTTACTATCGTATCAGTATCCACATCTATAGGTACATCAAAAAGGAACGAGTCATAGGTATATAAACAAAAAGTTATTCCACTACCCTTTATATAATCCAATATCTTACCAATCTTATCCACATTGAGTTCTGTTTCTACTGCCTGTAATAAGTAGTTGAACACCTTTTGTGGGTTTGCTCCTTCTATCCAACTCAGAGGTATCCTTCTTTTTAATGTGGTTAAATACCCATCCCTTTGTACTTTTACCCACAAATCTTTAATGTACTCATCTACACTCTTAAAGTATGGGATTTGCAAAAACTCATCAGGTATTCCCCCATAGAGGAGTTGGAATGTTACCCCTTTACCCTCTTCGTATGTTGTTCCGTATTGCTCACTCAACCATCGGTGAACGGAGGTTTTAGGGAGTTCGTATCCAATCAACTTACCGATAAGACGAGGGTGGTACGCATCGTAATCCATTTGTAGGAATATCCCATCAGATACGAAACATTCTCTACTCCCATCGGTTTTGTTAAGGGCTGCAAAGTTGATACCCCCAAATCGGTTGGAAGGTCTACCCGTAATTGTGAATGGATTGTATTCGGTGAAGACTCGGTTAGTGGAGGAAATGTGTTTTTGGGAGTGAGACCATCTATCTGTAAATTTTTTCCCATCGACTCGAACCCCACATTTCTCAATTTCTGAAAGGAGGGGGATATATGTTAGGTTGTACCAATAGAAGTTATAATCACTATCGTCCAAATCGGTATATTTTGGAATTATAGTTTGTATTACTTCACATAATTTTAGAATTGGGATGGATTGTATGAGATTATCATAATATCCTTTGGTTTTCCAACCATGCAATAAACCTTCGAATGGAGTACGATAATCTATCGTTTGGGATGTTTTTAAGAACCAAGCGGTATCAATATCGTATAATTCCAAATTAGGGGTTTTAAGAGTGTTTAAGAACTTCTTACATCCAAACACCCATTTATACCCTTTTGTTAAAAGAACATCGTATATACCCTCCAAATCTATTGAGAGAGTATCTATATGATTGTGTGGTAGAATATATTCTCGCTCGTCACATCGGATGAAAATAAAGGATAATTGGTTGTTTAGTGGGTGTAGATCAAAATCAACCCACATCGGAAACCAATATGAGGATTTACCACTAATATACTCCTTTAATTCTTTTAGTTCGGAAGCTGTCTCTACTACATTCATTTATACAAAGGTAATAAAAAAATTCCACAATTCCAAATTATTTATCTACCCTGTCCTCTATATTTTTTTGGTTTTTCTTCGTATTTTGAGTAGGACTTTTTAGCTACTCCAGTTCTTTTCTTACCAAACGAAATCTTTTGAGATGCAACAGCACCCTTACCACCTTTTGCCATATACTTTATTTGAGTTTATTTTTGAATAAATATAACCTTTTTTTTCAAAACTTATTTTATACTCTTTCTTTATGAAATTGTAAATGATTTGGTAGATACAATGAAAGTGTTTTCATATCCTTAGATGAATAACTTACAGATTTTCGGTTCATCTCTCTAACTTCCTCTCTATTTCCTGATATTTTCCATTTTAGTGTTACCCCTTTAAAAAATGGGTTATCTAATATATTGCCAAAATATTGTTTCGTCACTTCATATATGTAAGATCCCTCATCGTTTCTTTTTTGAATAAAGTATCGTTGAATATATCCTATTTTGTAATCATCTTCAGTTGGTAATAGGGCAGATGTCCGTATTTTACGAATAGTAAAGTCCTTTACATCATTTTCCAAAATTTTATTATATCTGAGAATATTTATTGCCATAATATTTTTATTCTATTTGTCTATATAATCCTTCAACTGTAGTTTCCCATCTCATACCTGATAGTGAATGTTCTATTCCAGTTACTTGAAATACTCCTTTTTCTGCGTATTTTCTAGGAATACCATCTATTTTAAAGGTATCACCTCTTCGTATTCCACTATTTCCTAATATTGTAAATGAATATTTTATTGGTAACGGTTGAGATAATGCTCCAGTTCCTTTTGCTTCAAAATAATAAGTTTTCATTTTTTCAAGAAAATCAGTATCATCTAAACAATATACCATAAAATATGCCTTAACTCCACCTTTTACTCCAGAGTCCGTTTGAAATGCCATATTTGAAAGTGTATATATAGTTGGTTTAGCAACTACATCTATCTTTTCCAAATTTGTTGTCACACGATCTACTTTAATTTGAGTTTCTTGAGTAGCGGCTGCCCTAATCTGTTCTTGAGTTAATCTTAGTTGTGCGTAGTATTCAGTAACCCCATCTACAGTGACTTTAATTACGTTACCATCCTTATCATAAAAAGTTTGGACAGGACGTACAAGTATTGCTCCATTCACAGAACTTTCTGTACGGGTACTATCTACAGTTTTAGATTTATCAATTTTCGCTTCCTGTTCTGCTATTTGTTTTATATTTTCAGTAACTTGCTCATCTTCATTTAAGTCTGTGTTTGTATCTTTATCAGAATCAGAACCAGAAACAGGTGGTTGAACTTTTTTTAAGAATAAATCTGTTTCCGAATTAAACAAAGTATCTTTAGTTATTCTTACATCTCTAACGTCTGTTTGACTGACAGCACCCAATCTAGTGTTAATAATTTTTGCACCAAGTTCAGCAGGTATAGATATATCCAATGTTGCGTTTAAAAATGGAGAACCTACTCCAGTATGATTAAATGTTATAAGTCCACCTGGATCAGGATTTTCACCAATCCAGTTTTCATCTACAACCGTTATCACAATATCATTTTCTACTCCAGTGGCACTGAATGTACTACTATCCGATTCTGCTACAACATTAGTAGCTCCTGCACCCACAATATATCCCCCACGCGGATTAAATGTACCTGTATTAGTGGCCACTGGAGCGGCAACACCTGGAGCGTTTCTTCTAAAATCAGCTGCTCTTCCTTCCGCAGTTTTTCTAATTTCTCCTTCTACTATTTGAAAATTCCAAAATGAGTTAACTGCCGATGACATTTCATTTAAAATATCTTCAAGTATTTCTCTTATGTTTTTATTTTTTTGTTCAATTTTGGCTTTGAACATATCAAAATTTACATACAGATTTTTTAAATATCCATAGTATCCTTTTTTTTCCTTTAATCCAAAATCGTTCAAAGCATTAAATTGTTCAACAAACGCTACAAAATTGGCAGCTTTTACGATATTATAGTTATTTAATAATCCATTTTGCCTTTGCTCTATTTCTTCCGAAGATAAAAAATATGTGTTTTTAAAATCAGGAACTGCTCCAGGAATAAGTAGTTTGGATTTTTTAGTTGAAAACATATAAGGAAACGCTCCTATTACAGTAGTGTCAATGTTTATTTTAAAAGACACGGATTTTCCACCAAACTCATATTTATCAACCGTACCTATTTCGTTTAATATAGCAATTGCCAATTCAAATCTAAGGTATCTATTTGTTGAGAATAATTTTTCTCTTGGCACCTCAATTTCACCAACATCTGATAAAGTCACTGATACCACTGGTACAGCTTCACCTCCGGTTAGAGCAGCCTCCTCTTCTCCCGAGTCCACAGTTTGTGATGCTAAAAATTCATCAATTCTCGCTTGAATAACTCTATCAAAATTTATAAAATCAATCGCTTTAGCTTTATCGATTAGTTTTTTAACACTTTCAGTTTGTCTAAAAGCAGGTAGTTCGTTAAACATATATTTAAACCTTCTCTTTTTAGCTTCTTCTTCGGTATTAGCATCACTAGTAAGTTCGTTTTCAGGATAAAGGGCTTTAGATTTGTCAGGATCAGGTTCTGTTCCTGCAGATTTTATAGTTATTCTGTTTTGAGATTGTAAATACGTGGGTAATGAGGGTGCTCCTCTTAATCTTACATCAACTTTAAAATTTTCACCGTCACTAGTAACTGTAGAGCCAACTATAAATCCTAAAAATATATCATATTCACCACTAGTAAATATACGCTTTGAACTAAGTTGTTCATTATTTAATGTCACATCTGCTATAGCGTTGAGTATTCCATTTTGTTTAGTGCCTGTATTTATCAACCCCTTAGCACTCTCTCCAGTATTCCATCCCCATTCAACACCAACTGAATATCCAGGTTCCATAAAATAAGTTTGTATTAATTCTAATTGTTCTAATGAAAAACAAGTTATACTAAAGTCACAAGTTCTTGATATTTGATCCTGACCTTCTTTGGAATTTAATGTAGTTATTATTGGAGATGGTCTTAAAACTCTTCCAACATCACTAACAACAGGATTTCCATCCCAATCTGTTCCAATGGTTCCCGATAATTGAGAATTTCCATATATAGATTTTTCACCAGCTGCACTAAATATTTTAAAATCGGTATTTGATTGTAAAATTAATCCCGGTTGACCTTTATCATTTATTGCTCCAGAGTATACTCTAACCCAAGCATTCAATCCTGATGCTGCTAGATTATCATTTGCATAGCTCTTAATTTTGTTTGCAATTTTTAGATCAATGTTTGATATAGTTGGCCACATTATTCTTCAGTAAAATTTCTAAGTATTTGAATATAGTTTTGAGGTATTCTTAATACGGTTCCAGGTTCAAAAGCGAATTTAGCACCATGTATGTTGTTTGCAGATGCAATTATCCACCATAAAGTAGCATCTTCATAGTAATCAAATGCTAATGTATCCAATCTATCACCCAATTCGGTTGCAATATAAACATCATCATCTCTTAATGGTATATTTGGATATATTTTTGGTCTATATACTTCTCTACCATCAATTAATTTTTTACGTGCACTTCGTTGATACCTACTATTACTCATATATATTACAAATTATAATTTATTTTCCACCAAAAAGTTTTTTAACAAAACCAAGACCACCAGCTTTTTTAGCTGCTAATTTTTGTTGTTGCACAGGCATTTGTATACCAGACATTCCAGTTGGTAATTCAATTTGCCTATCACCAATCATTAATTGTTTTCTGGCGTTATCAATAACTTCCTTACTTGGACCTGTATCAGGCGCGGATGCTGCTGCTATTCTTCGCTCACGTACTTCTGGGATTTCCAATCCTCCTGGAGTTGAACCATCAGGAAGCATATTACCATCAATTTCACTTTTAGTTTGTATTGATCTATCCACTCCATAATAATAAACTCTTTTTGGAGTAAGTGATCCAGATACAGATCCCCAATATGTACTTTGAGACTCAACAAATTTAATTGTCATTTGTACTTCTATAATAGTTGGTAATTTATAATCAACTAATGAGTCATCCAAATATGGTAATCCACTACTATTAATATGAGGTATTCCAGTTTCCCAAGGTGTAGTATCATCAACTGTAAAAGTTAATGACTCAATAAAACCTTCTTTATCCTTATACATATTACCTAATGTAAACTTCATAAAAGGAGGTGTTACATACGGATCCGCATATTGTTGTGGATACGCAAATGTGTTTAGAAACGATAATTTTTCCCACATTCGCTTTAGCTCTTCACCGTTTAATGCATATAATTTGAAAGTAAACGAAACACTCCTCTCAACACCTTCGTATGTATAAAAATTATATGGATTACCTATAAATTTAGATGAATTCCAAGATGGAGAAACAGTTTCACTCAATCCACTTATAGTTGCTCTAAAATGAACTCCAGTCTTTTTTGATATCGACCAAAAACGAAAAGGTATTAAATCAAAATCATCTAATGTTTTATCATTACCAAGTGGTGGAGGTGTACCATCTACACTATACCAAGTAGCAGATTGATTTAATGTATCACTACCATTTCTAATTCCTAATTTACCTTCTAAAGTGTGATTAGCTCTTCCAGTTACCAGTCCTCCTTTGCTATATCTTTTAGCGGTAGGTCTAGCAGGTATATTATTAGTTATATTAATAGGAGTTGTAGCATTTTTAATTGTTTTACCAATAAAATCATTAAGCGCCTGTTCAGGATCTTCAGCAAAAGCAATAACAGAACTAAAACCACCTTTTTCAGGTATAGCAGCCTTTCTAGGATCTGCAAAATTTGATAAATCAAATTGATTTTTTTGAGAAATAAAATCTGTATATGCAGTTCTATTACCTTGCAATCCGGTTAGTATTCCACTCAATCCATCAAACGCTATATTTCCTCTTCTGGAAACTTTTTTACTGTATCTATCGTTTAGATTATCGTATGGTTTTGGGGTATAGTTTCTCAATCTAATAGTTTGTTCAGTTGTTGGATCAAGATTTCCAATAGATGGTGCTGATGGTAAGGTAAATGATGAAGTTAAACTTCTTCTAATCTCATCTCTAGCCAAACTTATTGCAGTACCCAATACCTGTCTTCCGATTTGGTTTGGCGTACCCTGTACAGTTGATGCTAATAATTTACCAACTAAGTTTCCTTCAGAACCTTCTTTTAAGTTCTTCAATACTACCATAGTATTCTGTACTTTTTTATTAGCAAACTCAGATTTTTCGGATATTTTAGTTGGTATTAAATTTTCTGGAAATTGTATTCCTATTTTAGATGCAAGTTCTAATGCCTTACCTTGAAGTTTAGCAACCGTACTACCTAAAACAAAGTTAGTACCTTCACTACCCCCTGCAGTTGCGTTTTTCATTACTTCAACCGCATTAGTAGTTTTTCTCTTAAATCGTATTAAACTAGTTCCATAAATTACAGGCGATGATAACCCCCTAATTGCTCTTAATCCTACCAATTCAGACTCTACTAGGTTTTCTTTGGTTCTTGCAGTTAGTAATCCACTACTTCTTAATGTTTTTTGCACAAGGGGAAATATGGTAGCGTTTAATATACCATTTGCAGTAGTAATTCGGATATCCTTACTATTTCGTATATCATATACCTCTGCCCCAACTTTATTATCTTGAGTTGGTAATTTTTGTGTTCTAAAAAGATCCTTTAATGATGGCATATTATTTATTTATTAAGCCTGTCCTAAACTATAGTTGTTTCTTGTAGCAGAGTCAACTTTTTTTCCGATAGTAGAAGTAACCTTTGAAGTATCCATATATACTCCTATTTTACCACTTGCCATATCCGCTCTCAAACCTTTTATTTCGTTTATCATAGCTTGTAATGGTGCTGCTAATTGTGATAGGTTGTTTACATTTACATTTCTTCCTCTACCTCTTCCATCACCATCATCATTGGCAGTTGCACCTGTTCCATTACTTGCATTAGCTAAAGCGGATGCTGCTCCAGGAGCTGCTACTAAATCATCATTCGGTGATAATTCAAATAACCCACCTTCTTTTGTAGATATTATAGTTTTACCATCAGCTGGAGATGAAACGTCTGCAGCAGTTTTTACACTAGACGCTTTACTAATTGCGGCAAACAAAGCACCTATCATAGCTGCTGCTATTACAGCACCTATTACTGGAATCTTTCCTTGTCCTTTGAAAATTTCAGCAACTGCACCAATAATACTAGAACCCGTTTCTCTAGCTTTTAGAATTGCGGCTCGTGTGTCTAATACGAATGTTCTTAATTTAATGGCGTATAGTGCACCAAATAAAATAACCAATGTTCCAACAAATCCAATTAATCCAGCCGTGCTTGATGATATAAACTCAAATATGGATGCCAGACCTTGCATTACTGGTAAAAGTGTAGTACCAAGACTTGCAGTTAAAGCATCAAATGTATTTTTTACATTTGTTAACGAACCCTGTATTTCTTGTTGTTTTGCAAACTCCTCAGTTTTTTGAGCTAACTGTTCTGCATTGATATCTGTAATATCCAATCCTTGCCTAATTGCCTCTTCTGCTTTTGTTCGCTCTTCATCACTCAATGTAGCTAATTTTTCTTGAGCATCTAATTGTTTAATAATTTCACCAACTTCCATTCCGGCACCTTTTGCAAGAGCTTCTTGGGTAAATAAGTCTTGTTTTCTAAAATCACCACTTCGTTGGATTTGTTTTAATATCTCCTCTTGTGCCTCAACTTGCTTTCCAGACGCAGCTAGTGTTCTAGCCTGTGTTAGATTAAATTGTCCACCAGCAAAAGTTGCTGCTACTAACTCATCTTCAATACCACCTTCAAAATCTAAAAGTTTTCGGTTAGTCTCTAATACATCTTTAAGATTAGTACCCAACCTTCTAGCTTGAATTGCGGCTGCAGTTAGTGCGTTTACATCACCTTTGAAAAACTTATAGGACTCCTCTGCCGCTTCCGCAATATCTTCCGCAACTTTAGCAGGAGCAACCCCTGCCATATTAGCCATTTCGGCAGCTTGCATTTGAAGATTTGCAGCGGTTTCTGCTGATACACCTCCCATTCTTTCATAAACCCCTTGAACTTTTGCTGCATCTTTTGCAGCTACTCCAAAGTTTGCACTCAATACACTTAAAGCGGCAGTTGTTTCTCTAGAAGTATTATATATATCACCAAACTCAGTTTTTAATGCGGATACAGTATCAAATACATCTTTTGCTTCAACACCTAAATTTCTAAATTCTCCAGTTATAGCATTTGCATCTTTAGTTATTTCCTTAGTTTGACTATTTGTAAGTCCTGTCTCTTTTCTAAAATCTTCAGCGGCAGCATCCAAAGCCGTAAATGCAGCTACCATAGAAGTTACAACAGCCGCTAATAACATAAATGCAACTGCACCTGCGCCAGCAGTTTTTAAAGTATCCCCTAATTTTTTTGCAAAATCAATACTACCTCTCATTGACTCAGGAACTGCTTCATATAAAGTTTTTTGTTCTTCTTGTATAGCTTTTGTTCGTTCTTCTTTTTTAAATAGTTTTTCTTCTAAATCTATAGCGGCTTTTAATCTACCTAATTCTTCCGCAGTTAACTCCAGTCGATTTTCTTGCAATTCCAATCTTCTTTGATCAAATTCACTTAATCCTTTTGCTTCAGCCTGAGTTTTTGCTAAAGATTTAGCTTGTTGTAAGTAAGAGTCATTTATTTGAACCATCAATTGCTCTTTTTCAATTTCCCTCGCTAGTTCATCTCCTGTAAGATTTTTTTGAATTGCTTTACTTTTAGCAATATCTTTACCAATACTTGCAAAAACTGAACTTTGGGTAGTTTGATCTATTAATAACTTTCTTACATCCTTGTTTAATTTTGCAAAAGATCGTACAAAGGAAAGTTGCTCTTTTTGAAAAGTAGCCTCATCTATGTTTCTCTCTCTTTGAATTTGAGCTCCTCTTCTCACTATATCCAATCTTGCACGAGCAGCTGCTAACTGCGCTTGAGATTGTGCCGTATTTTGAGTAGACAGAACCGCTTCTTCCGCCCTAAGTCGGTTAATTTGCCTCTGGTATCTTTCTAAAATTGTTAAATCTTCGTTTGTTATCATTATTATGATATATTATTAGTATGCACCATACTTTTTAAGTAATCTTACATACTCAGGATCCAATTTACCATGTTTTTGTTGTATAGCAGCTATATCCGCATCCAATTTTTTAAGTTGAGGGTCATTATCAATTATAGTCTGCAAATCTTTTGGTTTTTTCTTATCACCGAACCACCCAAAAAATTCTTTGAGGTTTGATTTTGAAATTTTATATTTAGGCATAATTCTAAATTTTATGTTTATTATATATAAATATGGATTTAAAAAAAAAGTTAGGATTATTTTCTAATCCTAACTCTTCCACTATTAGTGCTTGGTTTATTTGCTTTTTCTATAGCTTTACTTTCCGCAGTTTTTGCTTCCACTAATTTATTATAGTAAAACCTTCTAAACTTTGTTGGCATTTGGTATAATTCCATCATCGTAAACCCATTCCCATAATTACACATTTCAAATATTTGAGTATGTAATAATATACTATGGTTATTCGGTAGGCCAAAAAAAGTTCACACCTAAAGTTATAGGTAGAGCCTCCGTCTCTCCATCATCGTGGGTATATGTAAACGTCATATCCATATCGGGTGATATACTTTTTATATAATTTCTAAATGTTCTACTATCTTTAGCTAACATTCCGTTTACGAAACGGTTAATATGTGATACCTCTGAGTTTCCATCTACTGAAATAATCATATATCTCAATCTAGTTGTAATATCCGCAGATACATCCTTTCCTAGTCTTTCTAATGCAGTAATATCTTTTTCAATCGCATTCTCATCACCATGAGTTAATAACTTAAACTTAATTTTATTTTTACCTAATGGAGTTGTGAATTCAAACTCATTTGCATTTTTGAAGAGTGAAAAATCTACATCTTTTGTTTTAATTTCCGATAAATCAATAATAGTTTCAACACTTTTAGTCAATTTTGAAGAATAGAATGACATTTTATATTCATGTCCGTATCCCAATAATCTAGTTGCTACAATTATTGCATTTTTATCTCCAATAGTAATATCATTTGGATTTATACTTTTATCTACAATTATAGACTCAAATAATTTATCCAATACTACTCCTTTTTTGATAAGATTTTGATTTGAAAGAATATCCTCTTCCTTTGCCGTCATATATTTAATTTCAATTGTTCCGCTTGATAATGGATGATCCTTTGGATATACTAAACCTTTTGATGGTAAATCCAACAATTCGGTTGGAAAATCATATTTTTGTTGTTCCATAACTTTACATTATATTTTTTAGTTTCATATATAAATATATAAACTTTAAAAAGTTAGAAATAAAAAAACCCCTACATTGTAGAGGTTTTTCTTATTAATTATATAATCACTAAAATTAAAACTCAAGTATTGCGTAATCGTAAGCAATTCCTAATTCGATTGATGCAGGTTCGTTAGAGTCAAATGAAAGGTCACCAAAGTTTACAGTTGTTAAGAATGCTCCTTTTAGTTTCCATTGTTCAATTTTATCACCAACAGGTCCTAACATATAGATATCCAAATCTTTTTTGTAAAAATCGGCATATCCTCTTCTACCAGTAATAGACTCATGTCCTAAACGAACCCACTCCATTACCGCCTGTGCTCCAGAAGGAACGATTGGGTCAAACAGAGTAATTGTAATGTCCTGCCACTCACCTTTGCCTTGCAACTTTCTTTTAACATTGATGTGATCCATAGTAATGGTTTCAAAGTTAATTGAAGGTCTAGCTGCAGCTTTAATCATATATGAAGGGATACCATCAATTTCCATGACGTATCTGTTCTTCATCTTTGGTTCAAAGTTCGTATAGAACATTTTATCGAATTCTAATATTTCTGCCATTTTTATTTTTTTTAATTATATTAATAAATATTCGTTTGCCTGATTTTTAGTTATTATGCTGAGAAACTTGCTCCAGTTGGTAAGATGTTGAAATCAATTACGATGAATTCAGCAGTCTTAGCAGGTTGTAAGAAAATCTGTCCAGCTAATATATTTCTATCAATAACATCAGGTGTGTTATTACTTTCGTCCATTACTACATTAAATGCGTAAAGTCCCTGTCTCTGTTGGATTGCCTCAAAGTATGGATTTACGGTGTTTAAGAAACGGGTTCTAGTAGTAGATGTGTTTTGCTCAAATACCAAGAACCTAGATGTAGATGCTACAAATTTCTTAACCGCAATCAATAATCTTCTCACATTAATTCTATCCAATGCAGATGCTCTATCTTGAAGAGTTTTTTGTCCGTATGCAACAATACCTTGTCCAGGGAATGCCGCAATTGGGTTTACCTTGTTCTCATATAGAGTATCTCTTTCGGAGTGAGTCAATCTGTTTAGAACATTAACAGCTCCAATGATACCACCTCTATTCAAACCAGCTGGTGCAAACCATTCTGCCGCTAATCTATCGTTTGCTGCAAATACTGCAGGTAACAATACGGAAGGTGGTACACTCGCTAATTTGTTAGTAGGAGCAATAATAGTTTTTACCCAAGGATAATAAGTTGCTGCGTAATTTGTATCTACTGAATTAGCTTGTTCGGTTGCTTGTGAAATTGTATCATCTGCTCCGTTAAAATCAGCGATGTAGAATGCATCTTGTCTAGCTTCTACCATATCAATAACTCTTGCAGTCACAAATGGGTGTAATCTTCTAATAATACCAGGAGTTACTACCATATTGATATCCCACTCATCAGGATTAGATACAGCGTTAATCGCTTTAGTATATGCTTCTGTACCACTACTAACCGCACTAGAACAATTAAATCCTTGAGTATTATCATTACTAATATCCGCTCCTAATGAAGGTTTGATAACAGGATTCATTCCATCAAATCCTTCCTGAAATCCTAAGATAAATTGTCTTCTCACCATATCAGTTGAGTTAGAACCTGTCATCTGTAATGTTAATCCGTTAGCATCAAAGGAGAATGGTACATTCGAACCGGTTCCAGCATTAGTTGGTATTGGTTTTAGATATTGATTATTATCAATTTTAATTCCTGCACTCTCAAAATCAAATCCACTAAAATTAATTGGAGATGATGTATCGTTACCAGTAGATAATGTTGAATATGTTACCGCAGGTACTAATGTATCCTGTCCAGTTGTTCTAATTGGATTAAGGTATGTATCATGTCCAAATGGTGCTGCAGAAATTGGGAATGAGCCTGGAGTAGAAACTTCTACTCTAATATATTTTGATCGGTTTGTGTAATCACCAGTTTCTGAGATTTTTCCGTTAGCATCAATTGTTAGGTTTCTATCACCAATTACTCTTGCAATATAATTTGGAGATGCTGGATCTAAGTTAACATTATTAAATGTTTCCAATACAACTTTTCTTCTATCAGTATCACTGAAACTTCTTACAGTTACACTAAATACAGAGTAATCAGTTCCACCATCTTCACCAGCAGCTTTTACATTAGAAATACCAATCTTAAATTTAGTATTATATAAAGTACCATCACCTAAAGTGTGGAAACGGAATAAACTAAATCTAGTTCCACTAATGTTTTGTGATTTTACAAAAGGTGTTGAAGCGAATGTAGCATCTTGAGTATATGCTTGAGATGGAAGTACAATTCTACTTACAACCGCATCAATTGATTGAGATGCAAAATGCTCAAAATATGCGTAAGTATAGATGTTAGAAACTACATTAGCAGGACTAGCTACAAAATAAAACGGTGACTCGCCAAATACATCAGATAAATCATTTATATCTCTAGGTAAAATAGATGCAGATATTGAAGTAGCTCCTGCTATTCCAGCAAAACTTGATGAAAATGTTAATAAAAATTTACCATCTACATCATTAGCAATAGTAGTTCCGGTAAAACCAACATTTTGATATAATCTATTGGTGTTATGTAGTACACCTACAATTTTTTCACCAGCTGAACCAGATGCTACGATTGCTAAAGGTGCAGCTTGAGTATAACCATCAACACCACCAACTCTCACAATTGTTGCTACTCCAGCTTCTCTTAAATAATTTTGAACTGCATAATCAGTATAATAAGTTCCATCAGGAGTTCCAAAAATCTCCTCAAATTCGGACTGGGTTCTAACGATTGTTGGAACGAATGCCGGTCCTTGCTTAAAAGGTCCTATAAATGCCGCTCCAATTTCACCAATTCCTTGTGATAGGAATGATAAATCATTTTCTCTTGTAAAAACACCAGGTGATACAATTCTTTCTGCCATTGTTTTTTATATTTTATTATTTTTTGCGTAATCCATATTGAAATACACATATAAATATAACATAACATCCCAAAACACAAATTTATTTTTTATGTTTTGATTTTAGTAATACAATTAGATATATATTAACCTGCCGAGTGTGGAACCGATGGTACTACATTAGGATCAGGTTCAGCAGGTATTACAGCTGAACCACTTAAAGGTGCCCACGGTAAATCATTCTCATGAAGAACATCAACTGGACTTTTACTATCTCTAACCGATTTTAGGATTTGAGTATTGATATGCTCCCAATATGATGGTAAATCATATACTACATTCTGTACCCAATCTATTATAGTACTTTCTGTCAGTTCACTATATGCAGTAAATGATGCGGTGTTTAAGTTTTCTACCTTAAATGGAGTTGCTCCAGTAAAAGATCCACTATAACCATCCATATCCGTACCGGTGAGTTTCCAATTTGTTCCAATTACGATACCATCTAATCCATTTGAATTAACTTTTCTTAATCCGGTGAGCTTCCACTCATATTCCAAACCATAGATATCGTTTGCTGTGCTTAATTCTGCCATTTTATTTTTTGTTTTTGTTTAGTATAAATATATATTTTTTTATTTTATTGATTTTTTAATGTATTCAATTCCTCTTTAACTACATCCAATTCCGCTTTCAATTCTTTTATCGCAGCTAATAATATAGGTATCATTCCCGTATAATCTAATGCAAGTTTATCATTCATAGGATCAGTTTCCACTAATTCAGGATAATGCATTTGAACTTCTTGAGCTATTAATCCTATTCTATTTTTATCATTTTCAATATGATTAAATGAATAATATATAGGTGTAATTGTTTCCAATTTTTCCAATACATTAGTAATGCTAGAATGAACGATTTTCATAGTCACATCCGAGTGTGCAGACCAGAACTGATTTGTCCAAAGCTTAACAACTCCTGTTCCGGTAGCATCCAAAACATAAGTATGGTGACCAGATTGGAATGTTTCTATTACTAAGTGTCTAGCACATTGGAAATATCCACCAAATGTACCCGAATTAGGGTGCATTCGCATTTCACCACCTATACCAAAAGCCGCAAATAAACTTCGGGTTTCAGTATATCCTAATCTAGTACTTCCGTTAGGATCTACTACATAGTAACTATCGTTTGCATCATAGAATATAGTACCATAAACAGCAGCTGGAACATATAGTGTAGAGTTAACATATAATCCTCCGTTTACTCTTGCTCTATATCCACCTACAGTATCTGATCCACCCAATCCTAAACATCCGTTACCTCTACTCCAATACCAAACCCAACCACTTCCGTTTTGTTGATATAATCCACCATTTCCACTTTCGTGCATATAGTTATTCCAATATCCAGAAGGATCTATAATATTAACACCACCATACCCATTTCTAGCGTATCCAAAGCTCTCCCATGTACCATAAGATGCTTGTACTGATGTTCTCCAATGTGAACCATAACTTTGAGTGTAAAACCCACTATCGCCTTGAGCTCTAAACCAGTTGTTTGCCATCACATAATGGAGTTGTGATGTACCATTAGGATCCATATAATAACTACCATCGTTATTATCATAATAAATTGGAGAATATGTTGCACCTGAGATAGTTACAGTACCACCTATAAATGCCCCACCCGCAAATCCAAAACGAGAATAGGTTGACCCATTATTTTTTAATGATAGGTGGTGGTCATATCCAGCTCCATATTCGTAAGCCAAACCATACATATTTCCTAATGGCCAGCTCTCTCCAATAGTCCAAATTACTTTTGCAGCAGTACCAGTAGCATTATAACTACCCATCATACCACCTTCATTTCGGCTTACAGTATAGTTACTATACCACATTCTACCATTTTGCTCTGTTTGGTTGAAGTTATTTGTAGATGCTGGGTCTGCATAATATCCGGTATTATTTGCATCATAAAATATTGTACCATCAACACGCCCATCAAAATATCCACCCTTTACAACATAGACACCATACGCTGAGTTTGTAGCGGATGTACCAATACCCATACAGTTGGCTGGTAAATAATGGTAAAAAAACCACCTACCATTATCTTCTCTATATACACCACCATTTCCAGCACCATCATACATCATTCCGTTTACGCGACTATAACTTAGCCATAAACCATCGTATCCGTTTTTTTGCCCATCATATCTTAATTGAGTATATGTACTACCATTGTTAGGATAGAAGTGTGCTCCGTAATAACCAGGCCAGTATATACCCGTAAGACCATCTATTTGTATCCAGCTATTTGGTCTAAAATAAGTTGCTCCTGATAATACCAATCCATATATATAGCTATTTTGACTTGCAGGATCTATATAAAATCCAGTATTTTGACTATCATAAAATATTGGTGATCTTGTATCACCATAAGCAAACAATACATTACTTACTCTAACGTGTTGATCCCCTTCCCCAATTGAAAACAGCTGAGAACCTCCATAATATTTGACAGAGTTGTTATAAAATCTTATACCACCATAGTTAAAGGCTGCTCCAATTTTTATACCAGTATGCCAATCTAAAGTAAGTTTTGTATAATTACCATTATAATTTTCTAAAGTTGTACCAATTGAGTATCCCTGTATATCACTCTCTCCCTTTGAGTTAAAGAATAAAATTCCTTGTCTGGCCGTATCATAAACCTGTCCGCCACCATGACCCATATTCATTGTGTTTATTCTTGACTGACCAGCAAAGTCACCATAATATGCAGTATTATCTCTATCGTAGAAAATATATGCCCGCATATCGTTAGCATAAGTTATATTGTATAACTCAACTTCACTAGGTGTAGTTCTTACAGCCCAGCCACCACTAGAGTGTAATAATCCAAATCCACTTCCATCAAAGTATAGGTATCCTCTTAAACCAGCACTTCTATCATAAATTACCCAACCATTATTTGATCTAGATTTGATATAAGTTGAGTCATCGGAGAATATCCTAGTATCGTATGATTGCCAATATACTCCGGTTGCTCCCTGAGGTCTAAAGAAGTTATCTGCAAATACTGCACTCATTTGAGATGAACCATTAGGATCTGTATAATATCCTGTATTTTGTCTATCGTAGAATATATTTGCCTGAATATCACTAGTATTTATTAAGCTACCACCATTGACTTGTAATTGAGCGTTGAAATAAAAGTTTGATAATGATGTATAAATGTGTGCGTGTGATGAGTTAGCTGGTCCAAATTGTATCCAACCAAATGGAGTGTTATGTCTCCAGCCCCAATCACCACCTGCAAAAAAGTATCCACTAGATCCATAATCTAATGAAGATAAGCGAGAACGAGAGTTAGGGTCTGCAAAAAATGCAGTATTGTTTGCATCATAATAAATTGTACCATATACAGCCCCACTAAAGTTTGAGTATCCGGAATAGTTTCCGGCATGCAACATTGCTCTCCACCCACTTTGCCAGTTTGTAGTACCATACCATCCGTATCTATGAAGAATTTCACCCTGATAGAAATAGAATTGGTCATGTTGGTGTCCACTTAACCCATAGTATTCAATTAAAGTACCATAAGAAGAAGGTGCACCAGATTGTGTGTAATTATCCCACATTCGGAATGTCATTGATTGTGTACCACTACCATTACCATGAGCTCCCCAACTAAAATCCCATTCTCTATAAGGGAATGTTACTTGATTTACTACTATTCTATTATTATTCCATAAATAAGTTGTATCATTTGAAATATAGAAAGTTGGTGTACGTATTTGGTTATCATGAAACACCATATCACTACCAACTCTATAGTATTCAGTTCCGGCTCTCAATGCTCTATATGCATAAGAGTGGGAACCTGCCATTCTCATATCAATACCAAACTCCAAATTACCGGTAACAATCATTGCCCAGTCATTGTTGTTTGGTTTATTTATCCAAAGAATTGCATCGGTTCCAGATGCCTCATTATCAATACCATCCAAACGAAGTCCACTCATTCTGGAATCAGAACGTGGATTTACATAATAACTTGTATCATTATAATCGTAATAGATAGTAGCTCTAATATCCGCAGTTGTTACTAGTCTACCACCACCCCAAGCACCTCTAAATGCTCCGTTTTGAAGTATTAGCATTCCATGATCTGCTAAGTTTCCTGCAACTCCTCCAGCATTGGGGTGTGACCACGCTATACCATATAAAGTTCCGGTGTTAGTTCCGTTTGCAGGTAATTTGTATGAATCGCCCATTGCAAATACCGCTTGATATCGGGTTGAATCATAGTTACCAACTATACCTTTACCATAATCATTAAATACGATGTTTCTACCATAAGTAATTCTAGTAGTATCACGAGTATCATGGTAATGAATTAGTGAATCAGTTCCGGCATCTCTACTATAACGATATACGGTATATGCAGAATCCCAATACCATCTATCACCATACCAACCACTACTATCTTCACCAAAACGGAATTCAGCATCTCCACTATCACTTGCACCAACATATAGGGTATCATTAACCCAAGTTAAATCACCATTACTATTACCTAAGTAGTTATTATAGTATGTTCTAAAGTGGTTATCACCATTTCCAAAATCAGCAATGGTTGCACCGGATGCTATGTTGAAAATTTGAGTACCACCATATGCTTGGTGTGCTCTTAACCTGATGCCGGTGTAGAAATGGATGTGTAAAGGTTGTGTCCACGCACCTGCAGGTTTACCTATATAATAATTAAAATCTCCAGTAGTGTGGAAATCAATTCCTCTAAATGCAGATGTTGCTATTGATTCACCACCGTTATTAGTATATCCAATATTAACGTAGTTACCCGTATTAAGGTTATCCACATTTAATGTATTAAATTTAGAAGTACTATTTGGATCTGCATAAAATCCTGTGTTGTTGGAGTCATAGAATATTGGTGCTCTAAAATTATTCGATGCAAATACAGTACCACTTTCATTTACGGAAAATAATTCATTTGATGATTTTATTGCATTACTACCTACTATGAATTTTCTATCAGTTTCATTGTTATTACTATCAATGCTAACAACAACATTTCCAGCTCCTGCCATATATAGTGCATTGCCAGAAGAAGCTCCCTGTTGTAAAACTAAATCATAGCTATTATCTCTAAAAAGTGCAATATCGGGTCCATCTGTTCCAAAGTTAATTCTTCCTGATGTAGCTCCACCGACACTAGTGGTTGTACTTTGTAATAGAGTTAGAGAATGTCCTTCTCCTATTTGCAGATTAGTTCCATTTCCTTCTATCGCTCTATTACCAGCAAAATATATTCTGTTATTACCTCCTGTAAAATATAATCCTTTACTTGCTCCAGAAACTGTTATGTTACCAAAAGTTACATCATCAGTTGTACGAATATTTTGGTTCATCAAATGAACTTCAGTTAAACCTTGTCCAGTATTAACTTGTGCTGATACTAAATTACCTGATAAAGTAAAATTACCGGTTGTATCCAATAAACCTTTTATTGTAGCACTTCCATCTGTATAAAAATAAAGACCATATCCAGTTTCAGCCCATAAAGCAGGGTCATAATTTGCATTACCTTCCCATAAACCTCTACGAGTAAATCCACCCACATTTGCACTATTAGCAGCATTTCTTAATCGATATCCACTATTTGCTTGCGCATTATAATAAGAGGTTGCAGTTACATCACCAGTAACTGTTAATAAATTAGTAGCACCATTAAAAGTTAAATTACTTTCAACCGTTGCGTTTGGAGCAGTTCCGTTTAAGGTAATTACACCATTATCAGTTGTACCAGTTAATGCTAATAAACCAGATGTTCCTCCAGAACCAGATGTACCACCAGAACCAGATGTACCACCAGAACCAGAAGTTCCACCACTGCCAGCAGTACCTCTAGTCCCAGATGTTCCACCGCTTCCTGATGTTCCACCAGAACCAGATGTACCACCGCTTCCACTTGTTCCACTAGAGCCAGAAGTACCACCACTTCCAGATGTACCACTACTTCCTGCACTTCCACTAGTTCCTGCTGAACCACTAGTTCCTACTGAACCACTCGTTCCAGCACTTCCACTAGTTCCTGATGTACCACTTATACCACTACTTCCAGATGAACCAGAAACACCACTAGAACCAGATGTTCCATCTATTCCACTACTTCCAGATATTCCACTACTTCCACTAGAACCATCTACTCCACTTGTTCCTGAAGTACCTGATATACCAGAACTTCCACTACTTCCAGATGAACCACTGCTTCCACTTTCTCCACTACTTCCAGATATTCCTGAAGTTCCACTACTTCCACTTTCTCCACTACTACCAGATGAACCACTGCTTCCACTAGTTCCTGAAGTTCCAGATGAACCACTACTACCACTTGTTCCAGCAGTTCCAGATGAACCACTACCACCTCCAGCACCAGTTACACCAGATGAACCAGAAGTACCAGAAGTACCACTTGTACCAGCAGAACCAGAAGTACCACTTGTACCACTACTTCCAGAAGATCCTGATGTTCCAGCTGAACCACCAGCTCCACTTATTCCACTACTTCCAGATGAACCACTACTTCCAGATGTTCCACTACTACCACCCGCTCCGCTTATACCAGAAGTTCCCGATGTACCATCTACTCCAGAAGAACCAGATGTTCCATCTATTCCAGAGGTTCCATCTATTCCAGAAGTTCCACTTGTTCCAGAAGTTCCTGATGTTCCAGAAGTTCCTTCACTACCTGTAGTTCCAGACGAACCAGATGTGCCACTGCTTCCAGATGTACCACTACTTCCACTTGTTCCTGAAGTTCCGCTCGTTCCAGATGAACCACTACTACCACTACTTCCAGAAGAACCAGATGTTCCTTCACTACCGGTTGTTCCACTAGAACCAGATGTTCCACTAGAACCAGAAGTACCTGAAGTACCACTACTTCCACTTGTACCCGAAGTACCACTACTTCCTCCACTACCAGATGTCCCAGAAGAACCTGATGTACCACTACTTCCCGTTGTACCACTACTTCCAGATGAACCAGATGTACCAGAAGTACCAGATGATGCGGCTGCAGTTCTAAATCCTATTTTTTGGGTAGATTGGTTTATTACCAATACATCGTTGGTAGTTTCATCTTCATCAAATTTATCAACAAAAATACTACCACTTATACCTAAACTACCAGTAAATTGGTGTTTATCAGTTATACTATCTCCAAAAATATTACTTCCAGATGAAAAAATTATAGATGATGAAACGATATTTACATTTATTAATTCTGCAGTTATTTTACCACTTACATTAAGGTCTTTCCCAACTCTTAATGATCCACTTACATCAGCAGAACCCGATAATGATAAATTGGTATTTCCTACCAATCCTCTATTTGGGGATATTTCTAATTCAGCAGAACCGGATCGTATTCGGTTAATATCACCGATTGACTCCGCCGGTATATTGAATAATCCACTACCATCACCTCTAAATAATGATGATGAAACTTGTCCGTAAACTTGAACTGAACCCGTATTGATATCAACTACTCTACTTCCACTTACAAAAATAGAAACTAAACTAGAACTGAGCTGATTTAATCCATTTGGGTTTTTTCCTATATAATCCATCTAATATAAAACTTTTATGATATCTCTAAAACTGAAACAATTACATCAGCAGATGCCGCTGCTGATGATACTACTGATATAAAATCTCCACTTTCTAATACAACTTTCTGTAGACCTCCAACAACCACCATCGAACTACCTTCTACTATTAAAGCATTTCTAACTAAATATCTCGTTTGAGTTGCAGTTGCATCGGTTATCGTCACATTCACACTTATGTTGTTAGAAATTACATTAGAAACATTCAATCCAATAACCGTTGATACGGTAGATATCGGTGTTTGATAAACCCTTGTGTTTGTTATTCCAATTGAACCAGTTACACTATTCTTAAATACGTTTGCCATTTTTTTATTTTTTTATCCTAATGCTATCGCAAATGCAATTGCAGTATCCAATACATTTACACCTTCAACCTGCAATTCCCCACCATTTATTACATTTACATTTCCGTTTACCTCAAATGATGCAGATGCAAATACTGATCCTGATAAATTAGTCTGAGTTGTAACAGTCAATATATCAAATTCTGCCTGACTTACTGAAATATCACCTGTAAATGAACCTGTGAATGATCCTGTGAATGAACCACTAAGATCTGCGTATGCATTATCTAAATCTTGTGTTATTGAACCAGAAAAACTGGGACTATGTATTTTCATATCATTCTATTTGTGTATAAATATAAACTATTTATCTTTTATCCCCATTTAAGGTTGAGTAGGCCATACTATATTAAATGGATTTTCTTGTGATGTTATATTCCTTAATTCTTGTCTATATTGTACCCAATTATTAAGAGTATCGCCTACAGGACTATCAGGTAAAACTCTCCAATCACACTCTTTTAATAATTCAGTTCTTAGATTTCTAATTTCATCCCACTTATACTCAATTCTAGACTGTATCTCACTTTCTGTACTATCTTCCAATACCCAATTTTGATAATATACACCATCTACTAAATTCGGTGTACCTTCTGTTATGGTTTTCGTATAATCGTTTGGTTTTGGAGTTTGCATCACCACATATACACCAAATGCTTCCAAAATATCATTAGTTATATTTTGAGGGAAGCTAACAGTATTCTCATCTCTTCTTAATTGTAATAGAGTATATGGGTATTCAATAGTTTCGTTTTTTATTCTTAAATACATAATTACTTAAAGTTTACAGGTATAGAAGCAAAATTACTCAATCCAGTACAATTTCTAAATGCCGCAGTTCCCAATGGTTCAGGTACTCTTAACCACAAAGTTGGTGCAGTTCCACTCATAGAGTTTGTAGTTGAAACCATGTTATAAATATTACCAAAAGTGGTAACTTGAGTGTTAAATGTAAATTGTAATGGTTGTGTTAAAGCTCTACAATTTCTAAATGTAGATGAAAAGTTAATTACATTTGGACATGCATCAAATAAATTAGATGGATATGAACTTAGTGATTGACATCCGTTAAATGTACCACTGAATACAGATGCTAAAGGATTTGATGAAAATAAACCAGATGGTATCGAAGTTATAGATGTAAATGAAAAACTATCTGTAAATGTTTGTGCTAAAGGTGATGATTGGAATATATCAGTAGGTATTGTTGTTATACCAGTACCTCTCATAAAACCAGCAAATGAAACCATTTCACTCAATCCATCATATCCAACTTCCATAGTTCCAGATGCAGGTATAGAAGTTATATTACCACAACCAAAAAAATCTAATGTTCTCAATCCAACTCTACCAAAATCTATAATTCCAGTTATAAGGGTTCTAATTGCTGAACTATTATTTACTTTCCATCCAGGCATAAAACCTGTTATAGTTATAGTATAAACTCCAGGATTAACATAAGTGTGTATTCTATTCGAGTCTGTAATTGATACTACGGTACCACTACTAGCATCGCCCCAATTTACCGAAAAATTAGGTGTAAATGTGCCATAGTTTACCAATGGCAATGTAAACACAGTATTTGATACTGATGTTGTTACCTGTACTCTAAACGGCACTACTTCCTCATCAGAGGGTATTAATCTTCTAAATATTCCCATAATTAACTCATATTTCGTCCAACTAAAAATCCATAATAAGTACTTCCTGCATCAAATGTGTAGAATGTCAATACATCCGTTCCACTTGAGGTCAAAATAGGTGCAGTACCATCCGCGTATCTAACACCAGCTGGCCACTGAATTGTAGCGGAACCACCATCTGTTAATGCTAAAGTAAATCCAAATGCTCTACCAGAAGGTGGGTTACTAAATGCAACAGTCACTGTTCCACCACCAGTTACAGTTCTACTAAAGTTATTTGCGGTAGCGAGATTTATAGTAAAACTTCCTCCACTACCTAATGCAGAGTGAACTTCTCTAAATGTAGTCGGTGCAACATGCCCAGTTACTGATAAAATAGTACCATCAAAAGTTAGGGTTGACTCAACCTGTCCTTGTCCTGATGAATTGATATATGTTAATACTCCGTTATCAGTAGTTCCAGATAGTAGTAAAAATCCAGAAGTACCACTTGTACCTACACCAGATGTTCCCGAAGTGCCACTAACCCCACTACTTCCACTACTTCCACTAATTCCAGATGAACCACTACTTCCGAAAAATGTACCATCTCTACCACTTGTTCCACTTGTACCTAGTCCAGAAGTTCCTGATGTACCACTAATTCCACTAGTACCATTGCTTCCACTAGTTCCACTACTTCCACTACTTCCAAAGAATGTACCATCTAAACCAGATGTACCACTTGTTCCACTACTACCACTTGTTCCATTACTTCCACTAATTCCAGCAGTGCCCGATGTTCCCGCGGTTCCACTTGTACCAGACGAACCAAAGAAAGTACCATCTAATCCACTAGTTCCACTACTTCCACTTGTACCACTTGTACCACTTATACCAGCAGTTCCAGAAGTTCCTGATGTACCACTTGTACCAGATGAACCAAAGAATGTGCCATCTAAACCAGAAGTTCCACTTGTTCCGGATGTACCATCAGTACCACTTACACCAGATGTACCATTAGTACCACTTGTTCCAGCAGTTCCACTTGTACCACTACTACCGAAGAAAGTACCATCTAAACCAGATGTTCCACTTGTACCACTAGTTCCATCAGTAGCACTTACACCAGAAGTACCACTCGTACCAGTAGTTCCACTACTTCCAAAGAAGGTTCCATCCACTCCACTTGTCCCAGAAGTACCACTCGTACCAGTAGTTCCACTTGTACCAGTAGTTCCACTTGTACCACTCGTGCCAGTAGTTCCACTACTACCGAAGAATGTACCATCAACTCCACTTGTTCCAGATGTTCCTGAAGTACCATTAGTACCCGAACTTCCACTAGTTCCATTAGTACCAGATGTTCCAGAAGTACCACTTGTTCCAGATGAACCAAAGAATGTACCATCTAAACCAGAAGTTCCACTTGTTCCTGATGTACCACTTGTTCCACTACTACCACTTGTACCAGATGTTCCACTTGTTCCCGATGAACCACTGCTACCAAAGAATGTTCCATCTACTCCACTTGTACCTGAAGTACCACTTGTTCCCGATGTTCCACTTGTCCCAGAAGTACCAGAAGTACCACTAGTTCCGCTAGTTCCGCTAGTTCCGCTAGTTCCAAAGAATGTACCATCTAAACCAGATGTACCACTTGTACCACTAGTTCCTGATGTACCACTACTTCCACTTGTACCAGAAGTGCCACTTGTTCCTGATGTACCACTACTACCGAAGAAAGTTCCATCTAAACCAGAAGTACCGCTTGTACCACTAGTTCCAGAAGTACCACTACTTCCACTAGTTCCACTAGTTCCAGAAGTTCCATCTATCCCACTCGTTCCAGATGAACCAGCAGTTCCACTTGTTCCCGAAGTTCCACTTGTTCCCGAGGTTCCACTTGTTCCAGAAGTACCACTTGTTCCCGAAGTTCCCGAAGTTCCCGAAGTTCCATCTATACCAGATGTTCCAGAAGTTCCATCAGTACCACTTATACCACTTGTACCCGAAGTTCCAGCTGAGCCAGATGTTCCATTTGTTCCCGAAGTTCCGCTTGTCCCAGATGTACCATCTATACCAGATGTTCCACTCGTTCCGGAAGTTCCAGATGTACCACTTGTTCCAGATGTACCACTTGTACCACTACTTCCAGAAGTTCCAGATGTACCACTTGTTCCAGATGTACCACTTGTACCACTACTTCCAGTAGTTCCAGATGTACCACTACTTCCAGAAGTTCCAGAAGTACCACCACTACCGCTTGTTCCACTTGTTCCGCTTGTTCCACTACTTCCACTTGTACCAGATGTTCCACTACTTCCACTGCTTCCACTTGTACCAGAAGTACCACTTGTTCCTGAAGTACCACTTGTTCCTGAAGTACCACTTGTTCCTGAAGTACCACTTGTTCCTGAAGTTCCACTTGTTCCCGAAGTTCCACTTGTACCTGATGTTCCCGAAGTTCCATCTCTACCAGATGTACCACTACTTCCAGATGAACCATCTCTACCAGATGTACCGCTACTACCTGAAGTACCTCTACTTCCAGATGTACCGCTACTACCCGAAGTACCGGCTGAACCACTTACACCACTTGTACCAGATGAACCAGATGTTCCCCCACTACCAGATGTACCAGCGGAACCATTACTTCCAGATGTTCCTCCACTGCCAGAAGAACCAGATGTTCCTCCACTACCGGATGTGCCGCTTGAACCAGTTGTACCAGACGAACCACTACTTCCTGAAGAACCACTTGAACCACTGCTTCCAGATGATCCCCCACTACCAGATGTTCCAGATGAACCAGATGTTCCAGATGAACCCGATGTTCCAGCAGAACCTGTTGTTCCAGATGAACCACTACTTCCAGATGAACCACTACTTCCAGATGTTCCACTACTTCCAGAACTTCCAGATGAACCACTACTTCCAGATGAACCTGATGTACCGCTACTGCCAGATGAACCACTTGTTCCAGAAGTTCCAGAAGTTCCGGATGTACCACTGGTTCCAGATGTACCACTGGTTCCAGAAGTACCAGAAGTACCACTTGTTCCTGAAGTTCCACTTGTTCCTGAAGTTCCACTTGTACCCGAAGTGCCATTAGTACCACTTGTACCTGATGTACCAGAAGTACCACTTGTTCCCGATGTTCCGTTTTTATTTACAATTAGTATAATACCAATCATATTAGAGTGAACCGCACATTGGTATACTATACTATTAGGTGCACTATCCGGTACTCTATATTCTATTAGTGAACCACTACCATATAAACCATTTATTGGATCATTATTTATTGTACCAGGTACTTCTGCATTTGAACCTGTTGCTAATCTTAAAGCAAAAGGATGTGATGCCGAAACTCCACTTACATCGAAATAATATAATTCACCTCTTACTACTGTTAAGGTTGGAAATGTGGTATCTGCATACCCTTCTATTCCATAATTAAATCCTTCGTTTATTACAACAAATAATCCACCACCTTCTCTACCACTTGTTCCAGAAGTTCCACTTGTTCCAGCAGTTCCACTAGTACCACTAGCTTCAGCCAAATCTCTTGCTTCAACTCTGTTTGTTGCAGCGTCCCAAACCAATACAGTTTGAGATAATGAACCGGTATCTATATCTCCAAAGTAAACACTTCCACTTACTCCTAAACTCCCACTAATTACTAATGATGCGTTTATTGTGGTATCTGTATTTACATTTAGGAAAGATGCAGTATCAACTCCCGCTGCGTTTAATGCAAAAGATGCGGTAAGTGCAAATCCTACACTATCCATTCCCAAAGGTCCATCTACATTTATAGACTCAATATAGGATGCGGTATCCGAAGTACCACCTTCTCCCCCGCCACCATTTATGATTACTAATACTCCATCGGAACCAGATGCGATTACATCTACACCACTACCACTAAAGTTTATTTTTGCAGTTTCAGTTTGTACTATTGAACCCGTATGTAATATGTATAATTCAGTTCCACCGGCGTTCAATGCAAAAGATGCAGTTAATGCGTAAGAAGCACTTACTGCTCCAAATACACTCATTGAAGAAGTTTGGTTTGTTGTCACATATCCATCTAAATTCAATTCTGCAATAGATGCTGATAAATTCGATAGTGATGCTGAGTCAAATCCTGCAACATTTTCAGCAGTTCCCGCATTAATTGCGTAAGATGCTGATAATACAGTCCCAATTACTCTATCGCCTTGAATTGTACCACTTATTAAAGAACCCCCACTACCAATTACGGCGTGTCCACTTGTCAATCCACTAAATGTAATTCTTACACTATTTTCATTTAATGGTATAACTGCTAAAGGTATAATCTGCTCTTCAGTTCCTAAAGAACCTGTTTCATATATCTGCACAACTGGATATCGTATACCCAAGTTGTGAGTTATTGTTAAATCCGATACATTCTCAAAAGGTACAGTTTCTGTTAAAGAAAATTCTGGTTGAGGAATGTAATAATTTCTATTTTCATCGTATCGTAATAAATTATAGTCTGCGGATGCAGTAGGTCCTTCACCATCAAAACGATATGTTCCACTCAAAGAACCTGTGAAGTTTGGTGATATAATTTGTGGTGCGGTTATACTTTCACTTACTACTAAATCACCACCCACATTAACTCCAACATTCGTCACCAAACCTAAGTTAGGTGAAATTCTTGCTTCAGCTGAACCAGAGTTTAGTAATTCGGTCTCAAATGATAAGTTAGCGATTGTAATGTTTGTCAAACCACTACCATCACCAATTATTATACTACCACTACCAACTACTAAATTACTTCCAGTCAAAAATAATCCACCACTTACAGTTAAAGAACCGGTTATAGTTGTTGGTACATTTACCTCCAATCCTCGTGGCTCCGAAATAACTGCGAGTGCAGATCCAGTTACAATTCTATCTAATTCTAGATTTTCAAGAGCATCAGGTGGGATATTAAATAATCCGCTACCATCTCCATCAAACCTAGCTCCACTAATTGGCACATTTACATTAAATGAAGATGTAGTTATTAATGCTAATGCAGAACCAGACAAAATTCTATCTAACTCCAAATTCTCAATCGCCTCAGGTGGAATGTTAAACAGTCCACTACCATCACCGGTATATACACCATCTACAATTGTTACAGAACCAGATACATTTATTGAACCAGATACACTTATTGAACCCGTAAATTGAGAACCACTCACTGGTGATGTTACTACAAATGTATCACCACTTGCTACGGATGCGGTTGCACTACCACTTGCAATCAAAGGTGCAGCTGCTGCTTGAACATTTGTTAATTGAGAACCATCACCTATAAATGAAAATGCAGTAACACTACCACTAACATTAATTGATCCAGTAAATTCCGAACCACTATCAGCGGATAAAACTACAAATCCTCTGTCAGGCGATGTAGATGCAGTTACCGAACCAGATGCTATCAATTGAGAAGCAATTGTTATTTCTGAGAAGTCTAGATTAAATAATCCACTACCATCTCCTTGAAATAAAGATGCTGATATCGATCCTGTTACATTTATTGATCCTGTAAATTGAGAACCACTCACTGGTGATGTTACTACAAATGTATCACCACTCGCTACCGATGCAGTTGCACTACCACTTGCAATTAAAGGAGCTGCAGCTGCTTGTACATTTGTTAATTGAGAACCATCACCTATGAAAAATTGCGCAGTTACACTTCCACTTACATCTACAGATCCTGTAAACTCAGACCCACTATCAGCGGATATAACTACAAACCCAAAATCAGGAGATACAGATGCTGTTACTGAACCAGATTTAATTTCTGTTGAAATAAGTGCATCTTCGGTTAAAGCTGATCTAGGTATATTGATTAATTTCTCACCACTACCACTAAAGAAACTTCCAGATGAAAGGAATACACTACCACTAAATATCGAACCACTTAACACGGAGGTGACTACAAATCCAAATTCATCACTTACTGAAGCAGTTACACTTCCACTTGACATTATATTGGAAATTAACGCATCATCCGCTAATGCAGCTCTTGGAATATCAAATAATCCCTCACCACTACCACTAAAGAAACTTCCAGATGCCACTATTACATTTCCACCAGTTATAAATAAACTTCCAGTAAATTGTGCAGGTCCAATGTTTCTAAATGTATTGGATGACGATATAATAAGTGATCCTGTAATTGTTATATCACCATCTATTTCAGTATCTCCAATAATTTTTACTCCAGTATTAACAGGTGCCTCTTCACTCGCTTCAACTATGTTAATTGTTCCAAACATAGATGAATGAAACTGACAATTGTAGTAAAGTGTAGTAGGCGCTCCTATTGCAACTACAAATGTTATAGTTCCATTATCAGTACCATTATTAGTTACACCATCATTATATGCGTTTCCAGTGCCAGTTGAGTTTACAGTCTTAATCCAAAACGGATGTCCACTTGCGTTTATGTTAAAGGTATATGTTTCACCTTCAGTAAGAGTTAATGTAGGATTTTCTTCCCCATTTATTACATACGCAGAGAACCCATTATTACTAACCTCAAATGTAGTAACATCTGGTGTGAAATTAGTATGTGTTGTATCTATTACCAAACTACCACTTATAGTTGAACCAAAATCTGGAGATTGTACTACAAATCCAGTATTAACATCAACCGATGCAGTTACAGAACCTGTTGCTATTCGTATTGCATCTTCAGTAATTGCGGATTGTGGGATATCAAATAAACCAGCTCCACTGCCAGAATAAAAACTACCACTACTTAAAAATATACTTCCACTAAAGGTAGAACCACTTTCTTCACTCTCTACCAAAAATCCTTTGTCAGGAGATACGGATGCAGTTATACTTCCACTCGCAATACGGAATACTTCTTCCGATAATGCAGATCTAGGAATATCGAATAAATTAGCACCACTACCACTAAATGAACCAGTTTGTAGTTTTACATCTCCAAAAAAGCTTGAACCACTATCAAACGATGTTACAACAAATCCATCAACAGGAGATACGGATGCAGTTACACTACCACTAGCTATTTGATTAATCTCAAACGCCAATGCTGATTGTGGGATATCAAATAATCCCGCACCACTGCCGGAGTAGAATGAACCAGATGATAAGAATATGCTTCCACTAAATGTAGAACCACTATCCACACTCTCTACCACAAATCCCCTATCAGGTAATGCTGAAGCAGTTACACTTCCACTTGAAATTCTAAACAATTCTTGCGAAAGTGCAGAAAATGGAATATCAAATAAACCTATACCAGAACCGGATATAAAACTTCCAGATGATAAGAATATACTACCACTAAATGTTGAACCACTTTCTTCACTCTCTACCACAAATCCTCTTTCTGGAGATACAGATGCTGTTACACTGCCACTTGTAATACGGAATATTTCTTGAGATAATGCAGATTGTGGGATATCAAATAACCCAGCACCACTGCCGCTAAAGAAACTTCCAGATGAAAGAAATACACTTCCACTAAATGTTGAACCACTTTCTTCACTTTCTACTACAAATCCTCTATCTGGAGAAACAGAAGCGGTTATACTTCCACTTGCAATTAAATTAGAAATAAATACATCATCAGCTAAAGCAGATTTTGGAATATCAAATAAACCTGCTCCACTACCACTAAATACACTACCACTTACTAATTTAACATCTCCAAAGAATAATGATCCACTATTAGGAGAAATTACTACAAACCCATCAACCGGAGATACAGAAGCAGTTACACTACCACTTTGTATTTTAGTTGCTGCTGTAACTTCTTCAGCAAGTGCGGATAGTGGAATATCAAATAATTGTGCACCACTACCACTAAAAAATCCAGCAGTTGATCTTACAGATCCGAATACATTTACAGAACCTGTAAAATGTGAACCAATATCCACACTCTCTACCACAAATCCTCTATCAGGAGATACGGATGCAGTTATACTCCCACTTGCTATTCTAAATACTTCCTGAGATAGCGCTGATTGTGGAATATCAAATAAACCTGCTCCACTACCAGAATAGAATGAACCAGATGAAAGGAATATACTCCCACTAAAGGTAGAGCCACTTTCTTCACTTTCTACTACAAATCCTCTATCTGGAGAAACAGAAGCGGTTATACTTCCACTTGCAATACGGAATACTTCTTGTGACAGTGCGGATTGTGGGATATCAAATAACCCAGCTCCACTACCACTAAAGAAACTTCCAGAAGAAAGAAATATACTACCACTAAAGGTAGAACCATTGTCAACACTTTCCACCACAAATCCTCTATCCGGTGATACAGATGCAGTTACACTACCACTTGCTATGAGAGCAGATATCTGAGCATCTTCGGTTAGAGCGGAACGAGGTATGTTAAAAAGGTCTCTACCACTACCACTAAACACACTCCCACTAGCCAATCTTACATCACCAAAGAATAATGATCCACTAGCACTTGATGATACCACAAATCCAAAATTATCACTTACAGAAGCAGTTACACTTCCACTTGCAATTAAGGATGAAATCTGCGCATCTTCGGTTAATGCAGATCTTGGTATATTAAAAAGGTCTCTACCACTTCCACTGAATACACTACCACTTGCTAATCTTACATCACCGAAAAATAGTGATCCACTAACACTCGATGATACTACAAATCCTAAAGTATCACTTACAGATGCTGTCACACTACCACTCGCAATCAAAGGTGCTACCTCTGCAGGTACATTAAATAAACCACTACCATCACCTCTAAATGAACCAGTAAATGAACCAGTTGCAGAAGATGCAGTTATTGAATTTGCAATAAGTTCTGTTTGTATCTGTACCGAACCTGTGAATTGTTGTATATCAGTAACCTCATTACCAAAAATGTTACTTCCAGAAGAGTATATTACTGATGAGGAAATTAGGTTTACTATAAGTTGATCTGCAATTATAGATTGAGATACAATTAAATTACCTAAAATTGTGGTATTGGTGTTTACAACTAAATCACCCTCTACAAACGATGCAGTAGAACTTCCACTCGCTATAAAGGTTGCTGCAGGTAGGTTGATTAACTCACTACCATCTCCAGTAAATGAACCAGTAAAAGATCCTGTAAATTGACCTGTTACTCTATCTAAATCTAAACTTCGTACAAACCCTCTATTACCATCACTATCCGATACTACAATAGCAGGACTTCCACTAAGCGATGCACTAAAATCAGGAACTCCTAAATTAGGTTCTGCCTGAGATAAGTCTAAAAATTGGTATCTATCATTAGAAACATCTTTGGGGTTGACAACTCTTACCCTTCCGCTTAATAAATTACTTTTGGCCATTCGTATATAAAAGGTTTCCTATAAATATAAAAAAACTATAATATAGTTATTTTTATTCGTTAGCACTTTCTAAAAGTGAAAGAATGACAGTCAGTTCTGTTGATCCAGAAAAAATCAAACCATACCCCTCTTCCAATACTAATTTACCAGCTACAACAGGCGATAATGAGTCCTGTCTAGGTATTTCTACATTTTTTATTAAATCTATAATTGGTTGAGGTTCTGTTATAGGATTATTTATATTATTTCTAATTACATTATATAAATCTTCTACTAATTCAACTGATCCCGACTCTGCAGTTAAATCAAAATTGTATGATTGAGTTACCGCGGTTTGATACAACCTAGTTATGGATGCGGAACCCGTTACATGCTCATTCTTTAAGACCTGTTGGGATAATAAATTTGCGTAATCTACGGATTGGAGTGATGCACTCAATTGTCCACTTATCACCAAACTAACACCGTTTTTATCATAATATGAGCGGGCTGCTTTGGTTGTTCGGATTGTAGTGTTATTGGTAATATCAAATGATATCGCTTCAATATTTCGTTGTATCTGTGGTTGATAAAATGATGCAGATATAGGTAATTGCTCTTCCAATAAATTATTTTCGAATTGCATAAATGCAAATGTTTCTGTAATAATAAATTGTTTATTTAAGTCCAATAGAGCAGAAGCAGTTACAAAACTACTTGTAACTTCAATTCCATCAAAATTCGCTACAGGAATTAATCGGTTTGAGTTTATCAATACAGTTAAAGGATTATTTGTTACTCCAGTATTTGTTATTTGTGCGGATAACATAATCGTTGATACCCCAACAGGAGTCTTATATACTTCATCTTCTTCACCAGTCAGATTTGATATTACTGACTGGAACCTATTTAAGGGAACAAATACGTCTGCCATTTCTTTTTTATTTTATTTTGTTATCTTTTATAAATATCGTTATCCTTCCAAAGCCAATGAGAAAGGAGTTACTAATGAGAATAGAGATTTACTAAATGTTCTACCCACCAAAGTACCAGTTGCTTGATTAATAGTTAATCCAGTACCAATTCGGAAGTCACCATCTTGATTACCAGATGTAAAGAATATTCTACCACCACCCAATTCGGTAATTTCAAAGTCAGGATTTGGAATACCACTACCACCTTGATTTGGAGGTAATGCCTTAAAGGTCACACCACTACCATTGTAAGAGTAATCAATACCAGTTGCAACAATTAGAGAACCAAAATCTTCTTTAGGAGCATTTGCAGCTATAAATTCTGCTCTAGTTCTTAGGTATCTATTCGTTTCTAAAGTTTCCAATCTTTGGTTATTAACAACTTCCGCAGCACTTCCGTACTGACCTGTGAAGTATGATGTTGCTGCTTCAATACCTCTTTCATTTCCACCATAAATCAAATCAGTTGCTAATGCATCCACAATTAATCCAGTATCTCTACTACAACTTGCCTCATTGTAAACCAACGCAGGGAATGCTCCGTTTGTATAACTCAATGCTCTTCTTTTCAATTCTTCCTTTGCTGCAACTAATCTCTGTGCCGCTTCCAATCTTCTAACACCAGGAAATACTAATTGAGTTTGTGCAACTACTTTTTCACTTACTCCCTTTGCGAAGTTTATACCATCAACAGTTTGTTGTCTCTGTCCAAAATTATCTGCATAACTATCAATAATTGCCACCGATGGTTTTATGTAGTAATAAGTACCAGCTTGTATAGAAGACTCATTACCACCATACACCAAATCCGTAGAAACGGCATCTATGATAAATCCTAAATCTCTACTACAACTTACTTCATTATATTTCAATCCACTCCAAGATGAAGATAAGAATGCTATGGTTTCTTTCTGTACTAATTGTTTGTTTGCCAATAGTAAACTTCTTCCATTTAACACCGATTGTGATGGGAATGTAAATTGTTGATTAAGAACAATTTTAGATGCCAATCCGCCTGCATATCTTACACCACTTAAAGTTGGGTCTAATTGTGCTGCCTCCGATGGAACCCCTGCTACCGTTGCTCTTGAAGGGAAACGATAATAAAAATCACCTGCATTTACACTTCTTTCTTCACCACCATATAATAAATCAGTTACAGCCGCATCAATTAAGAAACCAGTATCTCTACTACAACTTTCTTCATTATATACAACTTGTGACCAAGACGATGATACATATTCAATTACTTCTCTTCGTATAAATGTTCTATTTTTTCGTATCAAATCTACCGATGCAGATACTTCTAATGAAGCAGTTTGGAATATACTACCACTAACTAACTTTTGAGATACATCACCCGCATAACGGATACCATCTAAAGTTGGGAATAATTGTGCATCAGGTGTTGGAGATACAATACCACCAGTAATTGCTGCGGATGGAAAACGATAATAGAATTCACCTGCATTTACACTTCTTTCATTTCCACCATATACTAAATCAGTTCTTACTGCATCTAATATGAACCCAATATCTCTTTTACAGGTCACTTCATTATATGAGAAATCACTCCAAGATGAAGAAAGATATGCTATAGTTTCTTCTTTAATAAATTGTTTATTTTCAGCTATCAACACATTTGATGCGGATACTTCCAAAGAAGCAGTTTGGAATACTATATTTTGAATTATTTTTTCACTCAATCTACTCGCATAACGAATGCCATCTAATGTAGGGAATAATTGGGATGCAGAAGTAGGAGAGCTACTTCCACTTACAGTTGCTGATGATGGAAACTCAAAATAGTATTTACCATTTACAATTGATGCAGAGTCTACACCATGTAAAAGGTCTTCCGCAGCTCCACTTACAATAAATCCAATATCCCTACTACAGCTTAAATCGTTGTATTCAAAATCACTCCAAGATGAAGAGATGTATGCAATTGTTTCCGCTTGAATAAATGGAATATTACTTTTAAGTAAATTATATACATCTCTGATATTTTCATCAGGAGCTCCGTAGTTACTTGCAGTATATGAACCAGATCCGTTCTTCACTATATCTAAAACAATACCAAAAGATGAAGATACAAATTCAATATCCTGCAGTGAAGCTGATATAGATGAAGTAAATTGTGTTATATTTGTTACTTTTATAGTATTATTTATATTTTCAATTACTATTGGTAAAGTGCTAACTGAGTTTGGAGTTGTTCTTACAAATGTATGTTCTGCTTGTGGGTAATGTCTGAGTGCCCCAGCTGATGCAGATACAAATGTATGAAGCGTTTGTGGTAAATGTTGAACAGCGTTTGCGGATGCAGATACAAAAGTGTGTATTGAACCAGAAGCACTTCCAGCATTCCCTACATTAATTGTAAATGTACCATCTTGTCTTTGCAATCCATTAACACTCGCGGTAATAAATGTGTGTGAGTCTACATATGAAGAAGAACCTATATTAATACCAAATGTATTTGTAGTTACATTTGATATTTCTAACCATCTTCCGCTTGGATAATCGTATCCAGGTCTTGGATATGATTTAGTAACGGTATTGCCATCCAATACACAAGTATAAGTTAGGGAATTGTCAGAAAGTTTAATATAATCTCCATTACTAAAGCTATGAGATACTATTGTTATAGTAACATCACCAGTTTCAGCATTATATGGTGCATTTGTTACAGTATGTTGGGTAACCCCAACTGCAATAATATCTATTGATTTACCAGCAAACGGGTCACTACCACTTCTTGGATATGAGTGAGTTGTTGTATTACCATCTTGATCACAAGTAAACGCGATTGAACCCGTCACCAAAACAACACCTCTTCCAATTCCCAATCCATGCTGTCCAACTGTTAAAACCATATCACCTGTTAGTGCATCATAACTAGCTGATGTAGGTGTAAAGAATTTATTAGGACCAGATGCACCAACATTAAAAGTAAGTGTATCTTCAGTTACTGCGGTAATTGGAATGGAACGAACTGAGAATGGGTCAATACCAAATCTAGGATATGATTTTGTAGAATGATTATTATCCATATCACAAGTAAATGCGAATGAACGAGTTACGAATACAATTCCTTCACCAATACTTAAATCATGCTCACCAACAGTGACTACAAATTCACCAGTTGCAGGATCATAAGTTGCATCAGTAGGATTAAATTCTACATTAGGTCCTGATTTTCCTACATTAACAGTTATTGTATTTTGAGTTACTGATTGTATTTTTAATTTACTATTGTATGCAGGTTGTCCAACTGAAGGTAAAGCGTGTTCTGTTCTATTACCATCCATTGTACAAGTGAAAACAAATGACTCATCTCTTAGATAAATAATATTACCAACTTTTAATGTATGATTTGGTATAGTCATCACAAACTGACCATTAGCAGGATTATATGAAGCACTAGTAGGAGTAAATGAACTCACACCACTTTCTACAATATCAGTCACAAGTGTAAATGATGAACTAACATTTAATACTTCCGTCACACTTCCACTTTTAGATGATGTAAATTGAGATGTATTTGTTACTTTTATAGTATTATCAATATTTCTACCAATTTCAACTCCATCTATAAGTTCGTTTACAGATACTAATTTAGCAATTTCACCCGCATAAATAATGCCATCAACGGTTTCCGCTTTTTGTGCCGATGTAATTGCAGGTGAAGGGAAACGATAATAGAAATCTCCAGAAGTTATACTTCTTTGGTTTCCACCATATACTAAATCTGTTAATACACCATCTAATATAAATCCAACATCTCTACTACAACTTGCTTCGTTGTATTGTAATAATGGATAGAATGCATTTACATATTCAATAGTATTATCTTTTATGAATTGTTTGTTCTCTCTAACAACATTAACAACATCCAATTTAGAACTACTAACTAATGTTAATACTTTACTTAATGCTATTTTCTGTGAAAGTTCGGAACCATACTCAATTCCAGTTACGGTAGGATCTAATTGAGCTGCCTCCGAAGGAATACCTCCCACGGTTGCTCTTGATGGATATAAGAAATAGAACTCACCTGCTATAACGCTTCTTTGGTTTCCACCATACACTAAATCAGTTCTAGCTGCATTTATTATATGTTTAATATCTCTACTACAGCTTAACTCATTATATACTACCCCACTCCAAGATGAAGATACATACGATACAACTTCTCTACTGATAAGTTCATTGTTTACCAATAGTAATCTACTTGCTTCCACTGCATCATTATCAGGTGTAATAAATTCTACACCTTCTATAAGTTTTTGAGATAGTGCAGATACATAGTTTATCGCTTCTAATGTTTGTATTAATTGAGTCGATGTTGCAAGTGAAGGTATTTCATAATAGTATTCACCTGCATTTACTACTCTTTCGTTTCCACCATAAATTATATCAGTTGCTACTGCATCTATAATAAACCCAATATCCCTTTTACAAGTTAAATCATTGTAATTAAAGAAACTCCAAGATGAACTTACATACTCAATAGTTTCATTTCGTATAAACTCTTTATTACTTACCAATAGGTTAGCAACTTCAACATCACTTTCATCCGCAGTTACAAATGGAGTGTTTACTATTACTTTTTGAGCAAGTTGGGATGCGTATCGTATACCATCTAATGTAGGAAGTAATTGTGCGTCTTCATTAGGTGAAGCACTACCACTTACAGTTGCTGATGATGGAAAATCATAATAGAACTTACCATTGAATATTGAGGATGAATTTGCGTTGTACAATAGGTCTTCAGCAGCTCCACTTACAATATGTCCAATATCTCTACTACAACTCGCTTCGTTGTATTGAAACTCACTCCAAGATGAAGAAAGATATGCAATAGTTTCAGCTTGAATAAATGGAATATTGTTTTTAAGATTTTGATATGCATTTAATACTACAGAGGCAGTTGATGGAGTTGTATATCCAATTAGGGTAGGTAAAGAGCCAGTTCCATTTTCTACAATATCCAATACAATATCAAACGATGCAGATACAAAATTAACTTGTGTGTTTGTTGCTACTAATGATGAAGTAAATATTTGAACATTCTTTGTTCTTACATTACCATTTGTATTTTTAACCACTGCCGGTGATACAGCTAATCCACCACTCACTATATTCGTTACAACCGAATAAGATTGACTCACCGATGATATATATGATGGGTTTATAAATGAAGAGGTTTGTGGTAAGATATTACCTACAAATATGTTTTCAGCGGTGTTTGGTATTACATTCGGTATAGAACCTGTTCCACTAGATATTATTTTTACAACTAACCCAAAAGATGCGGATAATGATGATGTTACATAGTTTTCAACAAAAGATCCTGTTATCTGTGCTATATTATTTACCTTAACCAAATCATTTATAGATTTGTCTAATTGAGGTTTTGCACTCAATCCACCACTTACTATTTGAGCAACTAATTCAAATCCATCACCAATTTGTTCTCTATAATCAGTTAACGATTGAGTTGTCACAAATTGTACACTATCTGCAACATTAAATGGAGTTGTAACACTCCAATCGGTTATTTTATTTTTAGCTACCGCTCTTTTTGTGACTTCAATACCACCTCTTATTATATCACCAATAATTCCAAAATTGGATTTAACAATTGAACTTTCTACTTCCGTTCCAAATAGTGAAGATGTAAAATTAGCTTCGTTAGTTATTTTTATACCAACTTCGTTATTAGTTGAAACTCTAGGTGTTTCTAATAATACATTTTGAACTATAAAATCTGTAAGTATTTTGGAATAACGAACACCTGCAACAGTTTCGGTTCTTTGTGTAGTGATTGCTACTGATGGGAAGCGGTAATAGAAAAATCCAGCGGTTGTGCTCCGCTCATTTCCACCATAAAGTAAATCAGTTGTTATAGCATCTAATATAAATCCAGTATCTCTACTACAACTTACTTGATTGTAATCTAATGTAGGGAATGTTGCATTTATAAACTCAATAGTTTCATTTTGTATCAATTGACGATTTTGTCTCAAAAGAGATACAGATGCCGATGTTGAAGTTTCTGCAAATTGGAATTGATTTCCTTCAATTATATTTAGTGTAGTTCCACTTGCATATTTTATACCATCTACCGTCTGTATTAATTGATCAGTAACCGCTACAGATGGGAAACGATAATAAAAATCTCCAGCAATCACACTTCTTTCATTACCTCTATAAAGTAAATCAGTTGCTACCGCATTTAAGATAAATCCAATATCTCTACTACAACTCACTTGATTATATTCAAACTCACTCCAAGATGAAGAAAGGTACGCAATAGTTTCTGCCTGAATAAATGGTTTATTATCTATAATACTACTCCACAACGCGTATCGTTCACTACTTCCGGTTTGGATTTGTTGAAATGAAGAACTTCTTAATAGATTTTGAGATGTTTTACTTAAAAAATCAATAGCGGTTAGTGTTGCATCCTTTTGTGATGTTGTTGCTGAACTTGATACTAAATAGTATTCCAATCCCGCAGTAATACTCCCACTATTTCCTCCAAATAATAAATCATTAGCAACTGCATCTACAATATATCCTATGTCTCTTTTACAAGTTGTTTCGTTATACTCAAACCCATCCCAAGATGAAGAAATATAAGTGATAGTTTCATTCTTTAAGAAATCTAAATTAGAGTTTAATGTATTATATGAACTAGTTACTTCACCAACAACACTCGCGCTTACCGAACCAGTTACTAAAGTTGGATATGACATTGTATTCTCAATCAACGAAAAAGGAGTTGCTGATGAATTTACAATATTAAACTTACCCACCATTTGAGATGAGTTTTGTGATACATAATATAATTCATTTGGTGCGTTAAACGGAACTGTAAAAGTAACTACACCAAAATCATCTCCATTATTTATTACACCAGTATTATAATCCAATCCTTGTATAAATCCACTTGTAGGTTGAGTACGAATAAAGAATGGATTAGTAAACTTAGCAAAACTACCTGATACATTGAAAATATATTTAGTACCTCTAAATAGGGTTAGAGTTGGATTATTACCAACACCATCAAATACCCAAGCACTATTATTCGCACCTCTATTAACATCAAAATCAGTTTGATGATCTTCAGGTATATCCAATATAGAACTACCAGTACCTTTATCTAATATGTTGTATATGATAGAAAAACTACTACTTACAACATTTATTATACTACTGGATATAGGTTGAGAAGGTAATACCGGTTCGATATCTCCTAAATAAAAAGATGCGGAAGTATTTGGTACAATAATAGGAAGTGTTCCACCATTCACTATTTTTATAACAGTATCAAATGATGAACTTATATTATTGTATAATGTGGTTCCTATTGAAGCAGTAATCGATGCTGATACGGGTTCTAAATTGCTAACCTTTACAACATCTTTATTGTTTGATTTGAATATAAAAGATCCTGTACCATCCGCGAATATACCTAATAAATCGGCATAAGATGAACTAATTTGTAATAAATCACTAGCAGATGCTGAAATAGATGAGGTAAGTTGAGTCCCACCACTAATATTATATGGATTATTTATATCGTATCCTCTATCACTACTTTTTGCTAAAAGTGTTGGGTAATTATTAGGTCCCGATGCTACTATTTCACTTATAATACGAAAATCTTCACTAACTTTATTTACTTCCGTTTGAGTAGCTAAATTATTTGAGAAAGATTGTGTAAATTGTGTTACCTTTATACCTTCTGCAGTATTTACAGTTGTTACTGATGGTAACCCATCTTCTAATCCTTTATTTAGAACATCAACGATTGCAGAATAACTCCTTCTTACTCTTTGTCTAGCATCTTCATTACCACCACTAATAGCATCAATTTTTCTTGAGCCAGATGCAAACATACCAAATAATCCAAATGAAATGTTTGAGTTGTTTAGGGTAGCATGTCCACCATTGTTTACTCTAATTGCATAGTATGAGAAGTTGGTAAAGAAAGATACCAACTGAATGAAGCCCCTACCATTTACCAAACATCCAACTCCGTTTGGAGAAATCTGCGTATAGGCATCCAATACCATTGAAGCCAATGGAGAGTCTGGATTTATTACATCACCATTAACATAAAGACCACCACCTCCTGGTGGAATATCCTCATAAAGTTCGGTGAATGAATTCTCTTGATTTGATATTTGAGAGCAGTTCTGTATGTATGGCGATGTTGTAATAAATGCTCCTGGTTGGAATGCTACTGCAAATCCTCTTTCAGGATTTATTTGGTCTGGCCATAATCTTAACCCACCCATTGTTACTTCTGCTATGTAACAACCACTATTTACATGGAAAAGGTCTTGTTCTGGATTTAATGCATTTATTTTAGTTATACGAAGTCCAGATCCCCAAATTGTTGTATTTTTAGGAAGTATTACAGGATTATTTTCTACATAAGTACCTGCTTGAACTCTAATTACATATCCTGAAAAAAGAGAACCTAATGGTATCCCATATCTACCATCAAATCCAGGACTTGCTAATTGAGCCGCTCTTTTTACAGTTCTTAATGGAAATTGAATACTTCTACCATCATTATTATCATCACCATCCGTTGATGAAACATATAAAGTAGGAACATTGGCACCAAAATCTCTAGCTAATATACCCGCATATCTAAAAGTATCTTGAGATTGTAGTGCTTGAGAAGCAGTTACATTTAATATCCTATTTACATCCTCAAATCCAAAATCTCCATCTATAATTAGTGAACCTGTTAAGAATACAGATCCTGTTATTTCTCCCCTATCTGTTAGTTGATTACCTAAAAAAAATTCTGAGTCAGCTGCAAAAGAACCTCCTATTACGGCACTACCCGTTACAGATAAATCACCACCAATTCTAAATGATGCACTAATATCATTCTGTTCTTCAATTTGTTTACGAGGAATTAATACTGCCATTATACTTCTGCTATTTTACCTTTTACTATAAAATCATTAACATCTACATCATTTGGTAAACGAGTAATACTTTCTGTAAATGTAATTACTATATCATTTACAATCACATCGATCACATAACGGTCTTGTGGTTGTTTTACTCCATATAAGTATATGTCTATGTAATCTTTCGTAGTATCAACCTGTAAATCATCTATAAGAAATCGTTTGTTTCTTAAATATAAAATAAATATACCATCATTAATTACTTCTAATTCAGTTGGTTGGAACTCATATAAAAATGTATCAGTATTGACTTTTAAGACAAAATCTCTAAACCCCAATCTATCCCTCATTTTTAATGATGTTCCTACTACTATATTTGGTAATTGTCTTGCCATTTTTTTATTTTAATTTATATTTTCAACATCTCCTTTTATCTTAACTTCATCAGTATCCTCTATATCGTATGGATTTCCAAATCTATCAAATGTAGGAAAATTATTCTTTATTAATTTTACATATAAATCATTATCTATTTGCTCAACTATATAATCTCTAGTTGCTATAAATAATCCGTTGATAAATATATCAAATCTTGCACTATGTTTTCTTAAACTGGTTATTTTAGGTGAAATTGTTTTTATTCTCACATTTTCTACTCTAAAAATCCAATAGAAAGGATGGTTTTTATCAAAAGGTTGAAATATGAACTCATTTGGTTCATTTATTTCTTTCATTATATTTTTTAACTCAGTTACCTTCATAGTTCTATAAATTTTCCAGTTATTGCAACTTCATCGTTTTCATCTAATGAAAATCCCAAATTGATAAAAGTAAAATATATTTCTTTAGTTGAAGGCTCATATCGGTATGTATAATTTGCAGGTGGTATAAAATCACCATTTATATAAACTCTAAACCAGTTATCAACATCAAATGAACCTCTTAATTCAATAGGAAGTTTTGGAAGTTTTACATTTACTAATTTAACAATATTTTGACCCATAATAATTAAGTTTATTCTCCTTCTACAAATATCGCCAATTGTGATCCTCTAATTGCTATAAAATCTATAACTTGTGCATATTCGTTGTATAGTAGTGGGTTTGAAAATAGATCCCCACTAACATCAGTTTCAACTCCAAATATAATTCTTTTTTTAGAAAATACTTTTTCAACTGTTGGTATTTCATTAAATGTTTCAGGTAACAAATATGCATTTACAACCATAGTAAATGCTGTACGAATAATCCTCTCTGTACCTTCACCCACTTCCTGTTGTGTATCAAATGAGTCCACCCTTACTCTAAACTTATACCCATCATCTTTACCCCAATATCTATCGGTTGCGTACTGATATGCTTCCACAATTTTATTCATGTGTTCTGTGAATGATGACCATATCATTACTTCATAAGTTACCGTCACATACGATGGAACCCTTACATTATATACTTCATATACAGGTTTTGCTCCAACTTGAAGTGAGAACTTTTCATACCTATTTTTTGCAGAATATTTTTGATACGATGGCATTGATAATGCTTCCTTAAAATGTTGGATTGAACTATCTCTATCTATGGAGTTTCTCTTAAACATTATTAGAGGTATCTGTATCTTACCTCTTCCATCTCTTAAATACCCATCTTTTCTAGCATTCTTCCACCTTTCAGCATTTCCGTATATAAGTGGAACCTTAACAACATTTCCGTTTTCTTCTACTGTTGGAATGATAACTTCACTCATATACTCCGCTATGGTAGTATCTATATCAATAAGACTAACCCCCTTTACATATTGGGGTTCTATTGGTATTTGATTTGCTCTATTTATATTTTTTTTCTCCATTACGCAGTTCTCTCTTCAGTTTGTATAGTTGTTCTTCTACTCATAAATGTAGAGCATATAATAGAAAATTTCTCCTCAGGTCTACCACCGATTAACTGGTCTTCTCTCACATTATCAACTTCAAAATAAGCATTGTTGTGAAAAATAATATCCCCAATTTCAGGATAAAATCCAGCACCCTCTAATGTAAATCGATTAAAACGGAACTGAACTCCTTGAGTAGTATCCGAACCAAACCCCTCATACTGAACGGCAGTATCATCTCTCTCTATGATGGTATTTAAGGTGACTGGAGAGTAGTAGGTTTTATTTAATGCTTCACCATACAAATTAGTTTTACTCTCTTCTACGATGAGTTTATATAGTATTACAGAGGTTGTAATAACATCATCCACTAATTCTCTGGATATATCCCTAAAAAAACGAATATCTCTATCTAAACTAAAACGAGCCATATATTAACCTATGTAAATTGCCAACGGTATTTTTTGCAACATTTCTTGCATTTGTTGTGCTTCTGTATTTCGGTTCTCAAACTGAACCTTTCTGCTTACCTCTTCCAAATTTTCTCTCAATTGAGTCATTAGGTTTTCCTTTTCAGTTTGTGCCTCTGCTCTTAAAGCAGCTCCATCCAAACTTATCTCCGAACCTGGAATTGGAACGGTTGAATATTTTTCTCTAATAGCACCCAATAATTCTTTAACCAATGCAAGTGTGTATTTTCTAATCCATTGCTTACCAACATCGTTTATATTTCTATATTGTATAAAATCATACTTTATATCGGAATAATCAGATACTACATTTGGAGTTACCCTTACAGAATTTTGTGTAAACTCCTCTCTAACCATATAATCAAAAAATAACTTCGTCATCGTTGTAACTGATGATGGTATTGGGAATATTTGTAATTTATTATTTACGATATTAAATGTATGTGCAGATTTACGGAACTGGTCATTAAACTCAATTGCCTGTATTCTTAACATATCTTCATAAATTGGCATTAACACAAATTGTGCTGCTGGGGAAAATGAACCAAACCCAAACTCATCAATAAGGTTTAGAGTTCCCTGTCCACTTACGGAATAGGGATCAAAGAAACGATTGATAGCAGGTGTTGCTTCGTAATAAACCCTCACTACATCAATCTGCTTTCCACTTTCGGATACATCAGCAAATAACTCATTCAAGTCATATTCCTGCTGTCCAGTCACTAAATCTATACTTCCCCTTTTAATATCTATATTACCACCTACTCCAGCTAATGTACCATAACTATCTGATATGTTGATTATAGTGGAAAGGTTATTACCTTGTACTAATTTTTGAGAATAGTTAGTTCCAGTAGGATTTCCAACTACATTACTCAAATTGTTTCTAATGTTGAACTGATTTACTTGAGCTCCATATTCAGATACAGACTCCTCAAAGCATGCATAGAAGTTTTCATCTATTAACTCTATATTTTGTATTGGATATCCCAATCTTCTAGCACACCATAAGGAAACTTTAGGTGCATCTTCTCCAAATATATAATCATTATCATATATTCCAAATGGAGTTTGACCTGGAAAAAATGATGATGATCCAGGATATATCATAGGTTCGTTCATATAGATAGTTTTATTTATCTATAAATATAAAAAATTAAAAGAATGATTATTTAGAAAGGAATTAGTTCTTTATTTTAAGCATCCTATGCTACTTGCGTTACTGTCACAATTACCGATGGTGTTGCTGGTCGTGTTGGAGTTGATTGAGTTCCCTTATATTGCAATTGTCCGTTTGCCGTTGTTTTTGACCAATACAATTCTACATAACTTCCGGATGTAATTGGAGTTAAGAAGTTTAGAGCTGCCACTTGGAATCCACCACCACTTACCTTTTCAATAGAGAAATCCGTATTTGAATTAGCTATATTAGAACCTGTCATAGCAAACCAAACGGAAAAATCAACTGATTCATTTGCTGTGGTATGTAATTGTGCTGAAAATTGAACGTTATATAATCCTGTATTTTCTACATAAATTCTAGTTGGAAATCCACTACCATTATTACCAACATACATACCAGATAATGGAGGAGTTGGCACTTCCAACTTCATAGCGTATGCCGTATTCGCCGAACCAGTTTGAGTTTCCAAAGAAGCCCATTGTCCGTAGTTAAATTGTTTGTTACCATCTTTATAGATAGAACCACTTACATTTAATGAACCGGTTATCTCCACTGTATTTCCTGCGGCGTGTATTAGATTACTTCTATTAACATCATCAATTCCATTACCTACAATAAAAGCGGATTGTACGGGTGATACAAAATTATATTGGCCCTGTACGTGTTGATTATCACCTAATGCTATTGTTTGATAGCCTTCGGCATGTGAATATGAACCTGATGCTAATGTATCTCTACCTTCAGCGTGTGAGCGGCCTCCGTATGCTATTGTTCCTAATCCTTCTGCGTGTGAAAAAAGTCCTATTGCCTGTG